GAGTTCGTTCGCAACGAACTCCACCATGGCGAGTCCCCCTATTCAGGCAACGTAGCGTTTTTAGGTGGGCAAATGAAATAGTATTCCACCGGGCCGAACGTGAGAATGTTGGCTGCGCAGGATCGCAGATAGCGATCCTGGCAGCCAACAAGGGTAGTCAACAGTAACAGAAAACCGAAAAACTTAGGCAGGTGGGGGTGCGTCCGGCGGGGGAGTGAGACCACTGGGCGCGGGCACCATCGCCTTGAGTTCCGTCACCGCGCCGCTCAGCGCAGCGAGGTCGTCGGCTTCGAGCATCGGCGCGATGCGGACCCGCAGCGCGTCGAGCTGGTCGGCGAGTGCCGCCACTGCATCCACCGAGCCCTCAAAGCGGCGCTGAGCGGGCGAGGGCGCGCCTGGCGGGGTGCGCGGGGTCGCGAACCGGCTGGGCTGCGGTGGCACCCCTGGCTGCGGCGCCGGCGCAACACCCGGGTTTGCCGCCGGCGCAGCCGGCGGAGGAGCATGGGGGGTCTGAGTATGGCTCATGGTGTCCTCCTAAATCCCCGCCCCGTGAGGGGCGGGGGAAGTTTGGGTGGTTTTAGGAAATCAGGGCACGGCGGGAGGTGGGTCAGGCTGGTGCATCGGCGGGCTCTGGTCCGGGTGGCCACCCGGGTCCATCGGGTGCGACGGCTCCAGGATCACCCACGACCCCGGCGGGATTACGATCGGATGGGTCGGCTCGCCGACATTGGCGATCGGCGGCATCACGTGGCCGCCGTCGGGCAGGTAGATCGGCGGGGTGGGGAACCCGGGACCCTGGCTGGGACCGCCCCCAGGCGCGATCGGATGCGCCGGATATCCTGGCCCCGGCCAGACCTGAGGCGGCACAGGCAACGAATTGTCGGGATACCCAGGCCCTGGCCAAACTTGAGGCGGCGGCCCGCCCGGCGCGATCGGGTGCGCGGGATATCCAGGTCCCGGCCACACGCCCGGCGGGTACACGGGTCCGCCACCGACACCCGGAGGTGGTCCACCGGGGCTGATCGGGTGCGTCGGTGCACCCGGTCCTGGCCACACACTGGGTGGGTAGTAGATCGGCGGCGTAGGCACGCCCGGCCCGGGCCAGACCGACGGGGGGTAGAAAATGGGTGGGGTCACCACGCCGGGCGGTGGCTGGCCCATGTTGATCGGTTCAACCATGACCAGGTACGTTTGCGCCATATGGGATTGTCCTTTGTGCACAGAGGGATATCAGGCACGGCTGCTAGCGGATACACACTACTCTCGTATCCACAAACCCACAACTCCCACCCACACTTCCTTGCGCCTCACGGCGCTCGAAACCCATTGAAGACTTGAAAACTTCATCGGGTTGCGCGCCTGACGGCGCGCCGGCGTCTGGTGCCCACTTCAGCTACGCTCGCTTCGCTCGGCGTAGCTGAACCTCACTACGGTAGAGATCGAACAGCTCACGACTGGGTATGACAAAGCGCCGCCGGCGGATCGAAAACCGACGCGCAACCTGACCCGCATAAGTTTCCTGGATTTCCTTTATCTCCCCGGCACCCAAAGCTGTCGAACGAGCTGCGTCCACGGTATCCTCGCTCGTGCCCAAGGCACTCGCGAGCCGCGCCCGTGTGGGCACAGGATGCTTGCGCTCGTGGAGCATGCAAAAGATGGCCAGCAAGGGTGCGGCCACGGTCAAGGGCCGGCGGGAATTACGCTTCGCGCGCAACCATTCCTCGATGGCCACAACCACATACGCGGGTGGCTCGGGCACCGGCGGCCAGGTCTCGGGGTCGCGACCCATGCCCATATTTCCCACGCGCTGCCGCGCGTGGGGCGAGGCGAGAACATTGCGAGCCATAGTATTCACTCCGGAACAGTTACTGATGTGAATATAAATGGGCAGAACTACGAGGGTTGTCAACCTGGGATCACGGATAATTCACACACAGTATTGGGAGATAGTGTGTGGATAATTTGGGGTGATATAATTTTTCACAGTAGTGCCCAAACCATGAAGGATATAAAATCCACCATAATAGTATAGGAAACTATGAAGGCTAAAAATCAGATAGTCTTGTGGGGGTAAGACCTAGCACCGGGCGCCGGCCCCCCGGGTCCTGTCCAGGTCCGCCCCCACCCCCCATGCCCTCACTACCGTCGTGGCAATCTCCGCCGCCAACCATGTGGGAAAGCCCCCTGGTATGTCAGGGATGTCGCTACCGCCTACAAATCGGATGGCTTCCCGCTCGCGAAGCTGAAACCGACGGCCAAGACGGACGGTGCGCCTAGCGCGTGCGCCTACAGGTGCCTTAGGGAGTAAGTTAGCCGATGGCCTACCGTGTCATAAAGGCCCTAGCACGTATCGCGTGACTTACAATCACGCACCTAGGCAGTCCCGCAGTCGATAGCGGAATAGACAGAAAATCGGCAGTCGCACGATAGGCACGAAAGAGATATGAGATAATCCACGCGCCGAAGCACGGTACCGGCGGGATGCGATAACGCTTAGCGCGTTATACAGCCTGCGCCACCGCATGTTGATCGTGATGATGAGTAAAAGAGCGCAGCAACCCATAACCCATAAAACATAACCCGCGCGGTGCACGTTGCATCGCGCGGGTTATAGTTTCTCCGGCAGTATCTACAATCGTCTGTAACCTCAATCGTAGATACTCCCGGAGTAACTATAATGGCACGCCGAGTGAGCAAACCAACGCGCCCGAGCATGGCGCCGAGGTTCATGAAGATTGACCGAGTAGAACCACCCACGCAAACACGCTCTATGAGCGCGTTCTATCGCGCACCCATGAGCGAGAACGAACCTACCGTGTATCCTGAGCACATCAGGATCACGCACGTACCTGCGGCGTGGGCGCGCAGCGCCCGACGCAAGAACAAGGGCGGACTATCGGGCGCGATCACGTCGTGTCCCACAGTCTCCAACGCCTTTCGCTCGTTCTAAACCTACCAATACTGTGCGTGAGAGGCGCGCCACACTAGGACGCGAGCGACCGCCCCTGTCCCAGTGGTGTCCTAGTGGATGTCCTAGTGCGCGTCCTAGTCAACCTATTGATCTTACTTACTTTACTTAACTAAACTTTCACTTGGACTTGTAGAATTGGAGATTGAGGTCTCTTCCGCGAGGCTCTCTCGCCGTTAGTGAAAAACGGCACATTGTGTCAACTAACGTCCTAGAGCGTCTCCCTCATGTTCCGAACATTCTACAAGTCCATGTGGTATCCGAGTAAGTTTGTCCAACGATTACAACAGCTTGACTAGGACGCGGACTAGGACACTTACTAGGACATGTATCTACACTAGGACAGGCCCAAACCTGTCCCTCGCTGCCAAAAACGGTAACTTGATACCGTTTTTCTGTTTTCCATGAGTGTGTCCACTGTGATTGTTAGTGGATTTGTGTTAGCCTACCACTACCGTAGAAAGGAAAAGCCTATCGTGGCATACAGTGATCCATATGACGCGGCCTGGCGTCGCCAGCAGGAAGCCAAGTACGCGGCGTGGCAGAAAGCGCGCATTACACCCACAATCACGCCACTACATGCGCCAGTCTGGCGCGTGGGCCGCGATGCCTGGTGTGCCGTGATCCTGCTGGGCGCGGTCGCAATCTCCGTTGCCACGCTGTTGCACTTTATCTGAAACCACCCACCACTACTACCGGAGTAAACAACACTATGTCTGATGTGTGCTATCTCGTGTCTCGCGTGTTGCCTGGGCTCGATATGGACGATGAGTTCCAGTCTTGTTCAGACCTGGACGACAGCTTCGACCCGTTCGTGCCCGGCTTCGACGATGATCCTGACGTGATCCTGGACACGTTCGAAGCCTTCATGTTCAACCGTCGCGCCTGAGTACCAAAGCCTATCTCGCGCCATCAGGCGCGAGCGAACATATTGGAGTGAGCAATGGCTAAGAGTGAGCAGATTACTGATCGCATCGCGAGCATCGCGGCGCAAATCCGTGGTGCGTGCGTGGTCATCGCGCCCGACGTGGACATGGCCAACGAGCACCGCGACGAAGCAAATCGTATTGCGGCTGACCTACAGGTATCGCGCATAGATATCATGTCGCAGGTCGCTGGTATGTCCAGCGCGGGATCATGGACAAGTGGCGAGGTCGAGAAAGCGTGTCAGCACGCAGCCAAGATGTCCAACGCCGCGCCAGAGGATCGGTCGGCAAAGACCGTGGCCACGTTCATCAGCGAGATGCGCAACGTCGCCAGCCCGAAAGTTCGCGACAAGTTCGCGGACATACTCAGGGTCTGCAACGACGTGTGGCAGGCGGAACAGGATGACTATGATAACGCGGAGAAGGAGGACAAGAAGAACGTTCCGATGCCGGTGCGCAAGTGGCGCACGCGCAAGTATCACCTGATCTCGCAGATCGCACGCGATGTGCGCGCGGACAAGTTCACCGACATCAGCCCATCTGGTCTGATCGCTTACGCGATCGCTAACGATCCAGATCATGATGCTGAGAGGATCGAGCGTCGTCTGAAGGCCATGCGTGATCAGCTTCAGGCGATGTATGACGACTTCGCATACGATGACTTCAAGACAATGGTTGACTTCATCGCCGACGCGACGGCCGAAGTTCTCAAAGCTTCGCGTAACGAGATGCTCGCGCGTAGCGAGCCGGCGCAAGCGCCGATACCTGTGACCGTGACAGCGACCCACATCACGCCCGTAGTAAGTGAACCTGCCGAGGGCGCGTGCGACTTTCTTAACGACGTGCTTAACGACAGCGACGACGAGGAGAATGAAGTGAGCGAGTTGCTGGCAGCGTAAGCTGCCAGCCTAAACCAAGAGGAGTGAGCAACATGAGCCGCAAAGATTATACCAGGATCGCCGCGATCATCTCCCGCTGGCGTCGCCAGTCCAACGACAGCGCGATGGCCGCCATCGTGTGTGACCTGGGTGAACTGTTCAAACAGGATAACACACGCTTTGACGCGGCGCGCTGGCACGCAGCATGTGCGTGCCAGCCTAAGCCCAGGGTGCGCGACGATGTATAAACAAAAACGAATGATCGCGCGTATCACGTTATGCGCCGCGCTTGGTGCGGCGATGGCAGTGAGCACACGTGCTGCGCCCCTCGATGAGGATATGTTCTTCGTCGAGATGGATCGCTTGCACGATCAGCTTGAACTGTACCAATACCGGCTTCGCATGGCCGAGCCGTACTTGCCGGACCCGCGAACCAACGCGCCTTCTTACGGCGCCACAGGGGCGCAGCACTACGACCCGGACCATCCATGCGACCAACGACCCGCCGATCAGCCTGCGTCGTGTCACGCCTACGACAGATAGTTACCAAACCAACTACCGGAGTGAGATCACATGCCTAAGTTCATCATCGAAGTGCGCGACCGCGCCACCATCGACATCATCGCGACGACCGAGATCGAGGCTGACACGTACGAGGCCGCGATCGAGAAGCTGGAGCAGGAGGACTATGACCTGGAGTTCGAGCCTGACGTGGGCCTGGGCTGGTGGGACCGGCACGGCGACGCCGAGTATAAGGACATAACTGAGCAGGAGTGAGCTTACATGGACCTACAAGCCGCAATGCAGGTTATGCTCAGGACGCACGTCGCGAGCCTGGGTAAACCAAACCGCGCCAACGCGATCGCCCTGGAGAGCCCGCCAGGGGTGGGCAAATCCTCTGTCGTTCAAGAATACTGCGCCGCGCTTGCGCGCGAAATAAGCGCGCCCGTGGGGTTGGGCGTGCACATGCTCGCCACGCTCCAGTCCGTCGACGTGCGTGGATTTATGTTACCCACCAAAGCCATACCGAAGCCGGGCACGGTGTTTAGTACACCTCCCTGGTACCCGGTGATCTTAAACACCACCGTCTTTCTTCCCGACGGTAGTGTGAAGCGCAAAGGAGAATGGGATCAACCCATACCGAAGGTAGGGGTTTGTTTTTTGGATGAGTTCGGCCAGGCCGAGGACGACACCAAGAAAGCCGCAGCGGAGCTGCTGCTTCATGGTGAAGTAGGAGACGACAGACTTCCAGATGGATGGCGCGTGATCGCCGCGTCCAACCGCATGAGTGATCGCGCCGGTGTATTACGCTCGCTCACGTTCATCACCAACCGGCGCATGCTCCTGCGCGTGGACCCGTCGCTGCCAGCGTGGAACCACTGGGTGAACTTACTACCGGAGGGCGATCGGCCGCACCATCTCACCATCAGCTTCGCCAACCGCCAGCCCGATCTGGTGTTCCGTGACACCGTGCCACCGGGCGATGATCCCTTTTGCACGCCCAGGACGCTGGTCATGATGGACCGCGACCTACAGGCGCTCAGAACGAATGATGACGTGCTCGCCGGCCGTCTGCCCACTGACCAAGTGGCACGTGAGGTATGCGCCGGGTGGATCGGTGGTGGTGAGAGCGCACAGTACTTCGTGCATCTGCGCTATGCAGACCAGCTTCCTGATATGGCGGATATCGAGCGCAATCCCACCACCGCCAAGCTGCCTGAACAGCGTGATGCACAGATGGTATGTGCCTTCATGCTGGCGCACAATGTCACTGGCAAGAACGCAGACAACGTACTTAAATACATCACCAGAATGAACGTCGAGATGCAGGTGCTCGCGGTGCGCACGATCACCAACCAGCAGGAGAAGGCCAAGGCGGTCGCGAACAGCAAGCAGTTCGTGGACTGGTTGCTCAAGAACCAGGAAATCCTGAAGGCATCGCGCGGCTAGCCGCGCGATCAGACGTGGTATCAAGCGTGACAGTGTGGGATAGCCTATGCTATCCTCCACTACCGTAGAGAACAATGAGGGACACGACTATGGATATGAACGTGACACAGACCGACCTGGCCGACGCTGTGCGTAGCACCGCACTACTGGCTGATCTCTCGATCAGCATGTGGGGCGCAGAGAGGACGGATCGGAAGATCATGGACGAAGCCAAAGCGCAGCACAATGCTGTGGGTAACGTGGGCCGCGCGATCAAGAACCTGCTGTCTGGGTGTGACACACAGCTCAAGGCCACGCGTGCTGCCTACACCGCAGCACGTGCGGCGCATTACTCTCTCACACTACCGTGGGTGAGCAACCCCCACGCCGAACGCCAGACCGGACCCAGGCTCCTGCCCACGATGTTGTTCGAGCGCTACATGAAGGAGATGGGGAAACTTCGCGCACTCGCGCTCACCGAGCGCGACAAGTTCGTGCATGATTACCCGGACCTGATGATCCAGGCCCAGGCCAATCTCGCGGGCCTCGCCAACGCGGATGATTACCCGACACCCGATGAAGTCAGGCGCGCCTTCAGGCTAAGCTTCGACTTCGCGCCGATCCCCGCCGCCAGCGCCTTTGCCAACCTGCCCGAGGCGTTCATCGAGAAGTTGTCGGCCGGGCTCCTGAAGAAGCAGGAGGCCGCCGCGCAGATCGCGCAGGCTGAGATGTGGGAACGCGTGCGCCATGCCATCGAGCCCATGATCCAGCGGCTGTCTGACCCTGATGCCCGCTTCAAAGCGGGCACGATTGAGGGGGTGCGCGATCTGATCGGGCTCTTGCCCGGGTTCAACTGCGCTGGCGACCCACGGATCGCTACCGTAGTAACCGACATCAAAGCCATGCTGGACGGCGTGGATGCGAAGGACCTTCGCACGGACGCTCGCGTCCGTGCCGATGTTGTGTCCCAGGCACGCACGATCACCGACAAGCTGAACCAGTGGGGATTGTGATGGACGAAGACCAGCGCGCGGCAGCGCGCAGACTGCATGAACGCACGCTGCGCGCTGAAGCTATCAACGCGGCGAGGTCACTCATACTGGCGATCGAGTGCAACTGGGACCTGGTACCCCACTGCGCCCGACTGAGCGTGGCCACGTCGCGGCTGCACGAGCTGGGCGTACCACCACCGCTACGCTTACCCAACCCAAAGGAGCATACCGAGTGAAGACCCATACATCGGCGCCGGCGCAGCCGGACGCCACCATACTACCGTAGTCAGTCGAGCCGCGCGATGCGGCGAGGAGGCATGAGCAATGAAGACCTATGTGATCGAGGGCACGGTCTACTGGGCCGGCGGCTTTCACCTGGAGATCGCTGCGCGCGACGAGGACCACGCACGCATCGTGGCCGAGAGCATCATCCGCGAGAACGAGCACATCGCCGGCACGCCTGAGCTTCAGGAGGTGTGTGTCGAAGTTATACAGGAGGGTAACAACGAATGATCGCGCAAACCAACACTTCACGCTATAGCTACGAGGTCGGCGCCACCGAGCCTGCGTCGTTCCGCACGCTCTACCACATCGTCGAACGCGAGGAAGGCGCCACGCCGCGTGTGATGGCGAGCATCCATAACCTCGACGATGTGCGTTTGATTGTCGAGGCGCTCAACTGGCACGAGCGTTCATGGGGCAAGGTGTACGAGACCCGGCGCAACCTTCACCTTGACTGACTACCGTAGTCAATCGCGTCCGCCGCAGGCGGCGCCGAAATATGAGAGAGTGAGCAGATGACCTTTACCAAAGTCGACAAGGCAGCCTCCGGCGGCTGGCGCACCGTCACCGACCAGCCCAACGTGCGCATGTCGTGTTACCTACAGGACGACAAGCATCCGCGCAGCGTGGCGTTCTACATCAACCAGGTGCTGATCGACGCGCTGGGCTGGAAATTGCACACCGATCCCAACGGTCGCAAGAGCCTGCACGTGGACATCCACGAGGGCACCGGCGAGGACGCCGGCTTCCTGATGCTCACCGAAGGGGATCAGCGCGGCTACGTACTCGCCGTCAGCAAAGCGGGCGCGCTGACATTTGCGATGAACATCGCGTTCGTTCGCTTCAAGCACTACGCGATCAACGAAGTGCCCGCCCCACTCGGGGATGTCGAGTTCACCTACGACGCTAACGACAAAACCATCCTGATCCAGTGCCCCGACTGGCTGCGCTATAATTCACTCAGCGTGAAAGCTGAGCCGGTCAAAGCGGAGAAGGAAGAGTTACCCAAGCTCAATCGCCGCGATCGGAGACACATCGCGACCAAGATCGCCAGCCGACTGAGATAAATCCTGACCCAACTACCGGAGTGAGCATGTTTACCCGCGCCAAGCTATCACCCGAACAAGAGCGTCAGGTCCAGACCGCGCGCGTCGCGTTCATGATCGCCACACCCTTCTACTCCCACCTGTTCTACTCGATCGCCAAGGAGGTGCCCACAAGGGACGTGCCCTCGGCCGCAACCGATGGGCGGCACATATTTATTAACCCCGAGTATTTCTGTTCGCTGAAGACCCAGGAGCAGGTGTTCGTGTTCGCCCACGAGATGTCCCACATCGTGAACGGGCACTGCCAGCGCGGCGCCTACTACACCCGCGAGGGGGATATCCGTGGCCTGCCCTACTCGTCCATGTTCGCCAACGTCTGCGAGGACTTCGTGATCAACGCCGATCTGGTCGAGACCGGCGTCGGCGCGATCAACCCGGACTGGCTGTTTGATCCCCGGATCAAGGGCACGGAACTCTGGGAGGATATCTATGAGCGGCTGTATCAGAAGCCACCCCCCGGCCAGGGCCAGGGGCAGGGCCAGGGCAGCTCTGGTGGCCAGGGGGGTCAACCTCCCTCCGGTAGTAACCAACCCGCCCAGGGTGCCCCGCAGGGGCCGCAGCAAGGGGCGCCGCCGCAAGGGTTACCGACAGCCGGATCAACGGGCAAGGCGCCCAGGGGCGCCAGGGGTGATCCCACGGCGCGCGGCAAAGGGGGCACGTTCGACGAGATACTGCCTCCCCCGGTCGACCCTGCCACGGGCGCCGTGGACCTGCCCGACGCCAACGAGTTCAAGGAAGCCGTGGCGCGCGCGCTGGGTGCCGCCAAGGCCATGGGCAACTGTCCCGGCTCGGTCCAGCGGCTGGCCGAGAGCATTCTCGACCCGCAGGTCGACTGGCGCGATCACATCCGGCTCCTGATGACCGGCAAGATCGGCTCGCGTGGCGAGACCTGGACCCGGCCCAACCGGCGCCGGCTCGCGCTGAACCCCCTTGTCATCGCGCCTGGCCGGCGGGGCTATGGCTGCGAATTGGTCGTCGTTGGCATCGACACGTCAGGGTCGATCGGAGCAAGGGAGCTGGATACGTTCCTGGCCGAAGTGGGCGGGATACTGAACGACTGCAAGCCCAGGCAGATCACCGTGATCGGTTGCGACATGCGGGTGACCCAGGTGGATGAGGTGGCCTCGCTGGACGAGTTCGAGGGTCTGCGTGCCAAGGGCGTGATGGGCGGCGGCGGTACCGACTTCCGGCCGGTGTTTGACCACGTGGATGAACATAATCTCAAACCCGAGTGCCTGGTCTATCTGACCGACATGTACGGCAGCTTCCCCGACGCTGCGCCCGCGTATCCGGTGATCTGGGCCGCGACCACGGACGTGGACGCACCGTGGGGCGAGGTCGTTCGCATCAAGGTGGAGTGATGGGACACGAACTGGAGGACGTGGTGGATCACATCAACGCCCAGGCATACAACCACGACCTGGATCGCAACTGCGCGCTCGAAGACGAGCTGATACACGCGTTGCCCGAAGGACTGCGATCCAAGGTAGCGTGGGCCTACAAGCGTGCATACTGGAAGGACATCGAGGTCGCGTTCATAACGAATGATCGCGGCTCGCCGAAACGCGTGCGCGTGCCCGAGGAGTGGTGGCTGACTGAACACGCGATCGCCTGGCTCTGCCTCCAGGCGCCCTGAGATGACCAGGCAGGAGCTTATCGAGGAGCTGCAAGCAGCGATCGACGCGTTGCACTCGCCAACGCTGCCGGAACGTGGCGGGACAGCGGAAAACCTGGCGTATCGAAGGGGCGTCAGGGACGCCTACGTGAAAGTCCTAGAAGCACTCGACGAATTGGAATAACCCAACTACCGGAGTGAGCAAACCGTGCCAAATTACCATCTGTCTGGTTCGATCCGCGATCACCTGCGTGGCCGCGCCAACCAACTGGCTATGCGCACGCTGAGCTACGCGCTGGCCGACTTCCCGATGACCGTCGAGCAAATCCAGAACGCGGTGCTGCCGGCGGACCAACTGGCAACGATGCGCGATCTGTCCGCCAAGGGTATCAGAACAATCGCCAGACATAGCCAGGTGCGGCTGGCGTTCCTGCGTGAAAAGGTTCCGGGTCTGCGCAGGGGTGTGGTAATCAGCCTGGTGCTGCCGGAGCAGATATTCGTGGATCGTGCCACCCAGTACGGCATGCGCACCACGAACTTCGATCCCAACGAGGATCACTATCTGGTGCCCGATCTGAGTGGACTGAGCGACGCGGAACGCCGGGATTTGATCCAGTGGATTACTCGCGTGATCCAGCAGAAGCGCATGGTCGAGATCACGGTTCATGCTTCGGCGAAGATCATGAACAGCGAGAAGTTGGTGAAGACCAGCTCGCACCTGTTGGCGCTGTGGCCCATGCTTACCACGCTGACCGAAAGCATGGGGCAGAGATACGACCACAAGAGAGGCACGTGGGCGAACGACACCATGTGGCGCGACCGGTTTCGCAATCCCACACGGTCCCTCAAAGCCTATCAACCCACACCAGAGACCATCGAACGCTGGGGTAAGTTAATCAAGGTCGCCGACATCGTGCTCACGGCGGGTACGGTACTGGACGAATACAAGCATCCCGAGCGTGAAATCCGCGCGACGTGTGATGCCTGGGAGCATCTCCAGGGCGACTTAAACCTGGACTGACGCGCGAGCATTCCCTACACTCGGAGCCATGAGGTGAGCATGATAGTCACGCTGGACTTTGAAACGTACTACGATCAGAACTACTCGCTGACGAAAATGTCCGAGGTCGAGTACATTCTCTCGCCCTTGTTTCAGACCATCATGGTGAGCATCAAGCGCGATAATGAGCCCACGCAGGTGTCCGTGGGCGAGGCGTGTGTGCGTGACGCCCTGGCGCGCGTGCCCTGGGATAACGTGGCACTACTGTCGCACAATACCAGGTTTGACGGCGCGATCCTGGCGTGGCGCTATGGTCACACGCCCAAGCTGTATCTCGATACAGTCTCAATGGCCAGAGCTACCACGCATGCTGTGGTGGGTTCGTCCGCACTCAAGGCGGTCGCGCAGTTCTTCGAACTGCGTCCCAAGGGCGACGCCGTGATACACGCCAAGGGCAAGCGCCTCGAACACTTCACCCTCGACGAACTGGCTATCTACAGCGACTACTGTGCTCATGATACCGACCTATGCCGGGACATCTTTGACCGACTTATGATCGCGGGTTTCCCGCGATCCGAGCTAAGGGTGATCGACCTGGCGCTGCGTATGTTCATCGCGCCGCAGGTCAGGCTGGACGCGAACAAGCTGGCAGAACAATTACACCATGTGCGCGCGCTCAAAGCGCAGGCGCTGGCGCAGTTCGCACATTTGGACAAAAGCGTGTTCAGTTCCAATCAGAAATTCGCAGCCTTACTGGAACAACATGGTGTGGAAGTTCCCACCAAAGTATCACCCACAACGGGTGAGACGATCCCGGCGCTGGCACGCAACGACCGCGATTTCAAAGAGCTATGCGAGGATGATACCCAGACACAAGAGGTCCAGGCGCTCCTGGCATGCCGCAAGGGGGTCAAGTCCACCATCGACGAGAGCCGGACCGAGACGCTCCTGAGCCTGTCACTCCGGGAATGGGGATCGGCCCAGGCCACCGGCTGGATGCCCGTGCCCTACCGCTACTACGGCGCACACACCGGAAGATTTTCCGGTGACGGCGGGTTCAACTTCGCGAACCTGCGGCGCGGCGCGCCCATCCGGGATGCGATCACCGCACCGCCTGGGTACCGCCTGGTGCACCGGGACAGCTCGCAGATCGAGTGCCGGATGCTGGCGTGGCTGGCTGGATGTACCAAGCTGCTGGAGGCGTTCGAGCAGGGCCGCGACGTGTACTCCGAGTTCGCCACGCAATTTTATGGCTACCCTGTCTCCAAGGCGAATGCCCTGGAGCGGTTCGTGGGCAAGACCAGCGTGCTGGGCCTGGGCTACGGCTGTGGTGCCGCCAAGTTCCAGACCGTGCTGTTCATCGGCCAGGGCGGGGTATCGGTCACGCTGGACGAGACGCGCTCGAAGACGCTGGTCGATCTCTACCGGAGTGAATATCCCGAGGTGTCCAGGCTGTGGCGCCGCGCCGACGCGGCGATCGAACGAATGATCCTGCGCGCCGCCGGCGAACCGGACCACGAGCCCAGGAAGCCGCTGGGTGAGCGGAAAAAGCCGCTGCCGCCCAGGTTGCCGGTGGTGCGCGAGGGCGACGAAGCCCTGTGGCTGCCCAACGGGATGGCGCTCCAGTATCCCGGCATCGGCCGCCGGCTCGGTCTGGGCAACGACGTATACTATGAGGGTCCCTACGGGCTGAAGAAAATCTACGGGTGCAAGGTGATCGAGAACATGTGCCAGGCACTGGCGCGCATCGTGGTCACCGATATCATGTTGCGCGTGCACAAGCGCACGAAATACCATCCGTTCATGTCGACTTATGATAGCCACGAGTATTGTGTGCCTGAGGCCGAGGCCGAGAGCTTCGATCAGATGCTCACGCGCGAGTTCGCGACCCCGTCCGACTGGGCCACGGGCCTGCCCTTGGCCAGCGAGGGAGGTTGGGGGAACACACTCTTGGAGGCCGAACAGGGACTGAACCAGTAGGAGTAGTGAGCATGGCAAAACAGCATAAGGTCAGACTGAACACACTGCCGGCGATACTTGATTTGCTGCTGATCCGCGTTGACACGCTGGATGCGGTCTGCGGCTCGCCTACCAGATGCGTGATTGCGAACTGCATCCGCCGCACCATCAAGGACCCTGATCCGACCTGGCTCAAGGTCAATGTCAACGTCGTGACCATCACCTGGAAGGGCCGGGTGCATCACTACGCGATACCTCGTACTGCGCTCACGCTCCAGGAGTTGAATGACGACGGCACGCTGACACTACCGGAGGGAAAATCACATCGCCTTCGGCTCAAACTTATCGACAACGAACCTGCGTATAACCAGAAGACAGACGCGCAGAAGGCCAAGGTCGCGGCCAGAGTGGCCAACCGGCGTGCTGAGGTTGCTGCTCTCCAGGCGGCCGACCCCACCTACAAGAAGAAGGAAACTACCAGCACCCGTATCCGTCGGATCGCGGCACGCAATGCCGGTATTGCGGGTCACAAACTGCATGTTGTCGGGGCAAAACGAGGGAAAGCTGCATGAGCGGTACCATGTTCAGTCGCGCCGCTGCGAACGCGGCGAAGGCCGCAGGGATGGCGCAGGTCGCCGGTGCGGCCAGTACGAGCTGGTCGGTGCAGATGGAGGCGCATGCCGTGGCTACCGCGCGTGCCATGCGTTACTTCACCTCTGACGACGTGTATCGCCGAGCCTACGCAGTCGGTCTGACAGCGAATACCCACGATCAACGTGCGTTCGGGCCGGTGATGATGCGGCTTGCCAAAGCAGGTGTGTGCCGTAAAGCCAGTCTGCCACCGGTGAACTCTCAACGCGCCACGCTGCACGCGTCGCCCAGATCGGTGTGGGAAAGCTTGATCTACGGACAAGGTAACACACCATGAGCTTCACCGTCGCCACCCAGCCGGGCTTCGCGTGGTCATACTCGCAGCTCAAGAATTTCGAGACCTGTCCCAAGCGCTACTACCACTACAACGTCGCCAAGGACGTGACCGAACCGGAGACCGAAGCCCTGCGCGGGGGTTACGCACTTCACACCGCGTTCGATCATCGCATCTCCAAGGGCACTTCACTACCGTTGGGAATGGGCCAGTATGAGAACATGCTCGCCAAGTTCGTGGCAGCACCTGGGCGCACCTATTCCGAGCAGAAGCTGGCGATCACCTCTGACTTCAAGCCGGTGGCGTTCTTCGGCAAGGGCGTGTGGTGTCGCACGGTCATAGATGCATGCAAGGTGCGCGACGAGACCCAGGGGCGCGTGGCCGTGGTGCTGGACTGGAAAACGGGCAAGCCCTCGCCCGATCCCACCCAGCTCCAACTCATGTCGGCCGTGATGTTCGCTCAGGACCCCAAGCTGGTACGGGTCAAGGCGGCGCTGCTGTTCATCAACCACAACCACACCGAGCCGGCCGAGTATGTGCGCGGTGATGTCACCGAAATCTGGGGCGAGCTGCTGCCCCGTGTCAGGAAGGTGGTCGATGCCCGCCAGTCGCAGGAATACCCGCCCAGGCCATCCGGGCTCTGCAAACGCTACTGCGCCGTCGTGTCATGTCCGTACCACGGGAAGTAACCGGGTGATGGGGGCGACCGGTCTGCTCCCATCGGCGCCCGCCTATCATATGAACCTGGCCGACATGGCAGAGAGTCGCGTGAACGACTATCGCGAGCTGGTCGCGCACGTGCGCATTCAGTTGCCGCCAGCACTTCGGAAGCTCATCCTCAACATCTGGGTACGCAGTGACGCGGTCATGTTGGCGCCCAGGATCGTCATGATCGATACCAAGGACCGCATCTTCGAGACCGACCTGCATGATGGCCTTACGCTGCCGCCGGAGTTCATCGCACTGCTCAACGTGACGCTATGAAGCGACGCCAGTATGAACGCCTGCTTGCGTATCGCGAGGTGGTCAAGCCGGGTACCCGGCTCGACGTGAGCGAGCTGAACCAGACCGACTTCAACCTCATGTGCCTGCGTCAGATACCCAAGAGCCTGCATCGCAAGGTGGGCTTCATGCTGTTCGATCGCGACGAGGTGCGCGTGTACCGTCTGGTTGAACTCGGGCCGGCGCAGTTGCTGTGCACCAGCGAGATGGTAGATAAACCCTATCGCTACTGGAGCCGGATCATCGAGCGCGGCGTGGTTGATCCGACGCTTATAGCTTATCTCAACCTGATGGTGTGACATGACCCCCGAAGGAAAAATTAAGAACAAGATCAAAACATTGCTTGACAGCTACGGTAGTAAACTTTACTACTACATGCCGGTGCCCATCGGCTACGGCAAGCGCACGCTCGACTATCTAGGGTGCGCACACGGTGAGTTCTTCGCCATCGAAGCCAAGCGTCCAGGTGCCAAGCCCACCCCACTGCAATCAGGAACCATCGTGGACATCCTCAACGCCGGCGGCGCTCCCTTTGTGGTCTATGATGATGATACATTGGCTGACCTCAAGTCATGGCTGGACGCGATTGTCTTGGACGAAGTGAAAATCACGATCAGGAAACGCGCATGAACGCCTTTGTGACCCGAGATGCCCTCCACGTAGTAGTCCCCTGGCGCCATGATCTCGCGCAGCTGATCCCGCATGCCCGCAAGTTCGACCACCAGGGCGCGAGCATGCTCTTGATCCCCAACGGCGCCGCCGAGGCGCGCGTCGCGCGCAACGTGGGGATCGCGATCCCCACGCCCATTCTGACACGGTATGATTGGTTAGGTTCCAAGCCCTGGGATATCCAGCGCACTACTGCGGCACTCCTGACCGAGAGCCCCCGCTGCTACGTACTCAGCTCGATGGGCACTGGCAAAACCCGGAGCGTGTTATACGCTGCGGACTGGCTGATGAAGACCCAGGGGCTCAAGCGGGTTCTGATTGCCGCCACGTTGAGTACCCTCACTCCTGTGTGGGAACGTGAGTTGTTCAATCTCATGATGCGCCGGAAGACCAAGGTTCTCTACGGTAGTCGGGATAAGCGCCTGAGCCTGCTCGCGGAAGACGCGGACATCTACATCATCAACCACCACGGGTTGAACGTGCTGGGTCAGGCCCTCATCGACAAGGCGTTCGACATCGTGGTGCTCGACGAGCTGGCGGTGTTCCGCAATCGGGGCACCGAGCTGTGGAAGGCGGCGCAGCGCGTGATCTCCGCGCCCTCGGTCGAGTACGCCTGGGGCCTCACTGGGTCCCCCACCCCCAACGCACCCACCGACGCCTGGGCGCAGGTGCGCCTGCTCACCCCCGAGCGCACGACGCGTACCTTCATGCACTTCCAGGACATCACGATGCGCAAGGTGTCCCAGTTCCGCTGGATACCCCGGCTGGACGCCAACGAGCACGTGCGCGCCGCCATGTCCCCGAGCGTGCGCTACACACTGGACGATGTGATGGAACTCCCTGACACGACATACGTAGACAGAGGAGTGATGCTTGATGCCGACGCCGCCAAAGCCTACAAACTACTGTACAATAAGGCGCGCATGCTCTCGACCAAGGGCGAACCTATCACTGCTGTGAACGAAGGTATCTTGCAGAGCAAACTGCTCCAGGTCGCAGCCGGATTTATTTACACCGACAGTAAGACGGTCTACGCACTCCCCAGCACAGGAAGGTTGAGAGCTTTAGAGGAAGCCCTCGCGGAGACCGATCGCAAGGTCCTGGTCATGGTGCCCTTTCTTCACGCGCTGACGGGCGTAGCCACCCATCTCAGGGCCAGGCATCATGATGTATCCGTGGTGCATGGGGGCACATCCAGGGGCCAGCGCGATAAGATTTTCAACCAGTTCCAAACTACAACTTCGCCTCGGATTATAGTTGCACATCCGCAGACTTTGGCGCATGGTCTCACCTTGACGCGAGCCAACACCATCGTATGGTATTCGCCGACGACCTCGCTCGATATCTACGAGCAGGCGAACGCACGGATCGTACGACCAGGGCAGACGCATAAGACACTGATCGTGCACCTGACGGGCACGTCGGTGGAGAGTGCCACCTATGCACGCCTTCGCGCGAAGGCACGCATGCAGGGTTGTTTGCTGGGCCTGTTCGCCCAGCAGGAGGTGAAATACTGAGAGCTAGGGGTTGCTCGACACTTTACCGTTGACGGGCGCGCAACGCTACATGACCATCCTCTCTAACCTTCCGGTACCCCAACACTCATGACATGACCGGCAGGCGTGGGTAAACCTGGTCGAGCGTAATTATAAGAGGGTAAGGATGGTCGCGCCCATGTAGATACTACGGGAGTGAGCATGGCGAATAACAGTTCTGAAGACGAATACGAACTGACGGTGTACCTGCGGGTGCGCCTCAAGCATAATTCCCTCGTGGTGCATGATCCCGGCGCGGTCGCTGCCTCGGCCAAGCATCATGTGACCCAACGTCTGGCGCCCACGCAGTTTCTCAAGAACGGTGTGATGTACATCACCCACACCATCGAGGTCACCGCCAGGGATGCCAAAGGAGCAGTCAATGTCTGAAACCAGGACCCGTCCGGCAATGACGCCCGACGCGATGATCGACAAGTATGTCCAGCTGCGTGACAGGAAGTCCGAACTCAAGAAAAAGATGGAAGGAGAACTGGCGAAGTACACTGAGGCCATGACCACGCTGGAGAACTGGCTGCTCGACCATCTCAACGCCAACAAGACCGAGAGCATGAGGACTGCCCATGGGACTGCCTACAAGTATAACCGCACCTCGTGTCGCGTGACTGACTGGTCGCAGACCCTGGAGTTCATCCGGCACAACGAGGCGTGGGAGTTGCTGGAGGCCCGCGTGTCCAAGACGGGCGCTGTTGCAATAATAGAGGATACGAAACTACCGATCCCCGGGGTGGACGTGACCACGGAGATCGTCGTTAATGTCAGACGCGCTGCGCCTGGCATCGAGTGATCCACTACTGTCGTCAACATATAGGTGAACTATGAACCAACTCGCACCACTGGTAGGGGCCGTCCCGGCGCACATCAGCGCGACGCAGGGCGTCGACCTCAATGCCAACGCGATGGCTGGCGTGCGTGCCAGCTTCCCGCGCATGAACTTCCATCCCGCGTTCTCGATCCGCTGGCGCGGCGAGACCACGCCCTTGCTCGCGTCGCCTGGTCTGGACGCACGCACGGGCAAGCCGCTGGCACCGGTGCCAATGGCGCAGGTCGAGGTGGTGATCGTGGGGATTTCCCCGCACATCTCGAAGCGCTTCTACCTGTCCGGCTGGGACCCCAAGCGTGAGGGCGAGGCGCCGGATTGTTTCAGCACCCAGGGCACCGCGCCGGATGCCGGGGCACGCGTGCCGCAGTCACCGGTCTGCGTGACCTGCCCCAACAACAAGTGGGGGTCGAAGGTCACCGACGCGGGGACCAAGATCAAGGCGTGCCAGGACCGTCGCAAGATCGCGGTGGTGCCCGCCGCCGACATCGCCAACGAGGAGTTCGGCGGACCCATGCTGCTGGACCTGCCGCCGACCGCGATGCTGGCGCTGGAACGCTACGCCCGGATGGTACGCTCGCACGGGGCGGATTTGTCGCAGGTGATCACGGTGCTGAGCAAGAACCCGCAGGTCGCCCACGAGCTGGTATTCACCGTCGGCGGCTGGATACCGGACCCGGCGGACTATGAGCTGGCGCTGGAGCTGGCGCGTTCCGACGACGTGACGGGCATGCTCCAGGAGGAAGCGGTCGAGGTGACCACCGACATGGACGCGATCGCCGCCACGGAAGCACACCCGCTGGAGCAGCGCCCGGCCCATGTGCGCACGCCGCCGCCCGCTGCCCAGCCACCGGCCCAGGTCGAGGCTGAGGCTGAGCCGGTCGCGGAGCCGGTGTCGGTACCCGTGGTGGCGACCGCCAGGAAGTCGCCGTTCATGGCGGCGGCCCGGGGCGCGCCCGCGCCGGCCAAGCCCAGGGCGGTGGCAGCATCCACCACTCCCGTAGTGAAGGCCCCAGCGGCAGCCCCCGTTGCGGCCCCAGCGGCGGGTGCAACAGTCGTCGTGCAGGCCGCACCGGCTGACCTGGAAGACACCATCGACAACCTGTTACAGTCGGACTGTTGAGCCTTAGTTACCTCAGAGGGGCGGGGATAATTCCTCGCCCCATTTTTGTTCTGGCAGAGGTAGCGTCCAATGCAAATAGAAGACTTCCTTCGCAGGGTCGTTCCGGCAGCGGGGAATTATCTCAACGTCACCTACAACAAGGAGCCGCATACCAGGAACAAAAAGACGTGGTCGTACCGGTCGTTCCCGCTAGCCAGGCTGAACGACGCCGCCGGGTTCATTCGTTGGGGCGCGGCGAAGGGCTTCGAGATGTATCACGCGCTCGCTGCCTTCAAGGCGGGCACGCTGCGCACCAACGCACAGGGTCAGCAGTGGATGGACGTGCGTCGCGAACAGGCGAACGTCCACCTGATCCAGACCCTGGTGATCGACGCGGATGTATCTCGCGTGGGCGATGGCAAAGCTGCGAACATGGTGTTCGCTACCAAGCACGACGCGCTCGCGTGGTGCCTCACTTTCTGCCAGACAATAAACCTGCCACGTCCCAATCTGTGTGTGAGCAGCGGCTATGGGTTACACTTCTACTGGGTGCTCGATACCGCGCTGACACGCGATCAGTGGCAGCCTCTGGCTGACGCGCTGCGTGCTGCGATGCAGGTGCATGCCTGGGTCGGCGATGTGTCGCCGACGGTGGACAGTGCAAGAATACTTCGACCGCCTGAGACCTGGAACCAGAAGGGCGCGGTGGGCGTGGCTGTCGAGGTATTGCCCCGGTTCACCGCGCCCGACTACGCAGTATCGCTGATCACCCAGGCCCTCCAACCATTCATAGGAGTGTCGGCACCTCGTTCGGGAACCCCCGGTGGCGCGACGGTGCATCCGATAAACTTAGGCCCCAAGCCCGCGCATGCGGGCGCTTCAGTCAACGTGGGGGCTAACGCCAGCGTAGGCATAACCAAGCGCGAATATAATGTCTCGGTGATCGCCACACGGTGCGCGCAGGTCGCCAGCTCGCTCGCCAACCACGGCAACGGCGATCAGTATCCGCTCTGGTACCGTGGCCACCTCACGCTGTTCGATTTCTGCGTCGACGGCGATGATTATGTACACCCAATCTCGGATGGCGATCCGCGCTACGATCCGCAGAACGTCGACAACCACAAGGCAGCGATCAAAGCCGAGCTGGCGGCCAAGCCGCATCTGGGTGCGCCGCTGTGCGCCTCGTACGACACCTACCGCAAGGGCATCTGCGACCAGTGTCCGTTCTGGGGACAGATCAAATCACCGCTGACCCTGGGGGTCGCGAGCGATCCCGACGAGCTGCCGCCCAACTACCGTCGTATGGACACCCCGCAGCGCATCGAGCACTTCGAGGGCGACAACAAGACCGGCCAGTGGAAGCTGCTGATGCTGGGTGACGTGAAGTCACCCGAGCTGCACGTGCTGGACGGCGGCGGGCGGCGCATCGTGTTCCTCTATGAGATGGCCGGCGTCGCCAAATTATCAGTGCTCAACGACTTCGACCTTGGAGGCGGACCAGGGCAGCATAACCTGTTGCGCAAGCAGAACCTGCCGACTGACCGTCACTCCTGTGGTCCAGTGGGGGACTTCATCTTGGCATGGATCAACAAGCTGCGGGCGCAGCACGCGGTCACCGTCGATGTCGTGCAGCCCTACGGGTGGCACTATAATCTGCAAGGCGAGCTGACCGGGCTGGCGATCGCCGGAAATTACTACCGTCGTGACGGCACCATGCAGCTGGTGGCTGGCGGCGATCCGATCATGAACCACCTGTACACCGCCAAGGGCACGATGGATAACTGGCGCACCGCTGCGGCGCTGTTTGAAGGTGAGCACCCGGCACTCCAGCTGATCATAGCCCTTAGCTTCGCAGCGCCTTTGGTGGCGCTGCTCGGTGACGTGCGTGGGATGAGCTGGAATTTTCATGGCAGCAGCGGCACCGGCAAAACCAGCGCGATCAAGGTGGGTCAGGCGGTCTGGGCCGACTTCACCATGATCCAGTCGATGAAGGACAGTCCCAACTCGGTCATGCACGCGCTGACCATGCCCAAGATACTCACCCGCTACTGGGACGAGATGCAGGTCGCCAAGGACGAGAAGCAGCAGTTTTATGATCTGATTTTCTCGCTCCCGGTGGGTCGCGAGAAGACCCGGCTCACCTCCGATATCAAGTTACGCGAAGCGGGTTCATGGGAAACCATGCTGGTGATGTCGTCGAACCGTTCCTACTGGGACTACCTGACCGACATCAACATGGGCACCGACGCGGCCATACTCCGGCTGTTCGAGTGCCCGGTGCTCAAGCAGGACCGGCCCGACATGCCGGGGGTGGGGCTCAAACTGAAGGCCACCGAGAAGAACTACGGCCACGCCGGCGCGGTCTATGCGCAGTGGCTGGCGGCCAACCTCGACCGGGTGCGCGATGATCTTCAGAAGGCGCGGGAGTTATTACGCCGCGAGCTGGGCACCCAGGACGATGAACGGTTCTTCCTCACCGGCATGGTGTGCGCCATCCTGGGCGCCAAATATGCGCGCAAACTGAGGCTGTTCGACTTCGATCTCGCGGGTGTGTTCGGCTACCTCAAGGACTGCTTCGCCCGCATGCGGGTGGCGCGCGGTCTCCAGGTTATGGTCGAGGCCACCGGCGAGTATGATCTCGAACGGGTGATGGGCCAGTACCTGGCAGCGCAGTCCGACTACCAGCTGCACACCGTGGGTGCGGCCAGCCATTCCGCTAAGCAGGTTCCCACCACGGTGGAACCACGCGGACAGGAGGTCAGGGTGCATATTTCCGAGCAGCCACCTATGTTGCGGTTCACCACCGAGAGTTTCAGGCTATGGTGTCAGGACCACAACCACGCCAATTCCGCGATCGTCGCCCAGCTCAAGATGAACTGGGGCGCCGTCGAGACACGGGGCTATCTGGGCGCGGGAACCAACTACAAACAGTTGATGAAAAGCACCCAGCTGCACATCCCCCTGGTGGGTGCGCTGTCGCAGGGGTTGCAGAACTTGCAGCTGGTGCCCACGCCGCCACGAGCAGCTGGCCCGGCGGTGCCCACACCAGGCAATCAGGTGAAACTATGAGCGCCCCGCCCGAGCCGGGGCTTACTACGGTAGAGATCGAGACGTTCCAGGAACGCGCGGCACGCTTGCAGGTCGAGTACCAGAAGCGCCGCTGGGAGTACACCGAGGGCTGGGGCCGGATCGACAACAGCACCCTGCCACCCAAGGGAGAGTGAGCATAGGGAGTGGCCGATGCCTGACGACATACACGAGAGGCTGGAAAATCAACGGATCGAAATCGAGCGACTGCGCGTGTTGGAAGCGGAGGTTTTCGCGGCGCAGTTGCCGGCGTGGTCCTTCCAGCCAGACCGGGATACGGCGCCAGGGCTCTACCTGGCATGCGAGACCCACGAGCAGCGCCGGGCGATCATGCGGTTGCTGGGCGCCGATCAGGAGCAAGTCGAGACCGTTTGAAGGAGTGGCCGATGCCGATCGCATACACCTGTCTCGACTGCGGCCATCACATCTTCTCCTTCATCTTCGACGAGCCGCCAGAGCTTGCACTGTGCGCATCCTGTGACTGGATCAAGCGATGTGTGCCGAAGCGCCACCAGGACGCGGCGAGGGAGCGGCTGGGCGTGCCGCTTTTACAAACTCACGAATGATGCGCAAACGTTCGAATGTAGGAGAGGCCGATGGACACACGCGAAGTCGCCGAGCGGCTGGTCAGGCGTTTGGCCGACGAGGGGCTGCTGATCGAGGCGGGGTGGCAGACCTATCGGTTGCTGTTCCTGAAGCTGCCACCCCATGAGCCGCGCGACGATCTGAAGGAGGCATACCTCGTGGGCGCCGAGCACGTGTTCGCCAGCATAATTAACATGCTCGATCCCGGCATCGAGGAAACCGAAGCCGACATATCACGGATGGACGCGCTGCACACCGAGCTAGAGCCAATCCGCAAGGTGCTCACCCTGAAATACGGGCGGGCGGCGGGAAGGGCATGAACGATGCCGAGCATCCCTAGCTGGTACCCGCTGCTGGCGCTGTTGGCGGTGCTGCTCTGGCTAATTTGGAAGCCGCGCTAGGTCTTGTTAAATTTGGATCGATTTGCTTTACCACTGATCACCCGCAGGTTCTTCGCCGCGTCGGTGCCCCCTTTGGACAGCGGCTTGATATGATCCACCGTGAGCTTTGAACCGGGTGAGAGCTTGCCCGCCTTGATCTCGGCGGTGCGCGCCTGGTCGCGTATGACCCGCTTCTTCTTGCCTGCTTCCGAGGTTTCCCGCCGGATATACCAGTCGCGGTTGCGCCAGTACTCGGGGTCCGATGCTTTGCTCATTGGTAGTTCGCGAACCTTCCCGCCTGTTCGAGTGCAGCGGCGCCTCGCTTGGGCAGCGTGAGCCCGAACGCCTCGGGCGGTATCCTGCCGGCCTTGGTCCTGGCCTGGAGCGCCTTGAGCAGGGTGTCATGGTTGATCGGGAAACCCTTGTGCAGCGGGTCGCTGGTGTAGTCGCGTATCTGCGACATGATCGCGGGCCGGTCCGCCGGGTCGGCGCTGACCCATGCTTTGACCAGCTGGTCATGCTGCGCCTTGGCCTCGTCGCGTGCCTGCTGCACGGCGTAGCTGCCCTCGCGCGCCTCGGTTACCCGTGACGGCTGGAAGCCTGCCGCCTGGAGTGCCACGTCCCATCCCGATATCCTGGACGCCGGTAAGATCGTGCGTCCCTGCTGGGTCTGCACGCCCTTGCTGGCCAGATCGCCCGCCTTCATCGCATCGCGGATCGGTCGTGGGATCGCGTCCTGCACCCCGCCGATCACGTCGCCGGCCATCGCTTTGTGGAACCCGTCGACCAGCTTCTGGATGCCCTCGCCGGTGGCCCCGGTGGTCAGCCCGAGCATCAGCTTGCCGACGCCCGAGCTGTCGAACGACGGCAGCTCGGGAACTTCCAGCAGGTTGCCCAGCCCGACGCGCGAATGCACATCGAACCCGAGCAGGTGGGGCAGGCCGCGCGCGAACGCTTCGCCGGCGGTGGGTCCCATCACGTCGGACAGCCAGCCCCGGACATCCGCCTCGCGATCGTGTGGCTTGGTCGCGCCGGTCAGCGCGTCATACGCGCCGCCGATATAGCGCAGCGGGTCGGCGATCAGGGTTAGCACGCCGGCACTCATGGCGTGCGTAGCCAAGAGCCCGGCGAACGCGTAGCGCGCTTCCCTTGCCTTCTCGCCGGACCCCATGCCCACCTTCGCCATGTTCGACATGATGGTGTACATGTGCATGCCGTACATTTTGAACTGCATCAGCGGCGAACCAAGCTGACCGAGGAACCCGTTAGCGGTGGCGATGCGCGGCTTGTTCGCCAGATTATAGTTGGGCATCGCGGTGCGCGCAGTCTCGACCGCGTAGTCGACCGCCTTGTTGATATCTCCGGTCTTGCGGAACTCCAGATCGAACGCGGCTTTGGCGATCACCCCCTTGTTCATCGCATCGACCGAGTGCGCAGATACCTGCGACAGGTTCATGAAGTAGTTCCAGGTCTTGCCCGTGCGCGTGCCGCCGGTGGCCAGCGCCTGATCGTGCATGTCCTTGAGCATGGTGTGGTCGATCAGGCCGGCGTCTTCCAGACGCTTGAACAACATGTTCATGCCCGCACGATTGGCACCCGCCTTGATGAACCGGTCACGCAGGAGGTCCGACATGTTCCAGTCGGTCGCCTTCAGCTCGCCTCTGACCGCTGCGAGGGTCTTCCTCACTCCGGTAGTGAACATCGTCGGACCCGCTTGTCTCATGGCGGTGGTGAGCGCCAGCCCCGCGCGGCCCCAGTTATGCCGCGCCCCCAGGATCGCCATGGAGTTTGTGTGCGCTTCCATGCTCGCCGTGATCATGTGCGAGGGCGACATCAGGGCGTGAGCGAACGAGAACACGTTGGCCTTGCGGGCCAGCGATGCCATCAGGCTGTTCGGATCGGCGATCGTGGCGTCGCGTTTCTCGGCTTCGCGCAGTACCTGGCGACCGGTGACCGCCATGCCCGACTGCACCGCACGCGGCCCTTCGAGGTCCTCGACCTCGCGGCGCATCGCACTGCGTGCCTGAGCCACCGCAGCACCGTGTTCGAGGTGCCCGAGCGAGCCCTGCATGTTGAGGAACTCATCGGCCAGTACCCGTCCCTGATCGATCGATGCACCCTTCACGCCCTTGCGCCGCATGTTGGCGCGCGCAACCTCGGAGCGCGTCGCGTGATCCAGGAGTATGCTCTGGAGCTGGTCACGCACCGCGTGCGCCTCGGCAGTGGGCGTGCCGCGTGCGATCATGGCGTCGGTCAGTTCAGCCACCGCCGGATGGTCGGGTGCGATGTCGCGGATCGAGCTGCGGGAACGCTGGGAGACCTGGTACACGTCGTCTACGTCACCGCGCGCCAGCAACTCCTTGCGCCGCGCCTCGGCATCGCGGCGCTTCTCGAACATCTCCACGCCATACTTGGTGGGATCGTCGCGGTCGCCGTAGCGCACCACATAATCGCCGTGCCGGCGCAGCGGGAAATAGTCTCCCCGAACGAAGCCCTGGCTGTAAATTTTACCGATCGCGCGACCCAACTTGGGCGAGATTTCGGACCCGATATACTTCTCCATCGCGGTCTTCGACGTAGCAGCTTTGAGAAACGCCTTCCGGTCGATGTCGCTAGCGTCCGGCCACCAGGTATTGAGCAGTGACCGCTTCTCGGCATCGCGCTTGGTGGTGTGCCATTGCTGGTACATGTCGCGCGCGTTGTCGTAGAACGCCTTGGCCTTGTCGGACAGTCCGTTGTAGCGGGCCTGTAGGTCTGCGAGGGCTGCCTTCTGCGCCGGCGTGGTCAGGTGCGCGTTGGCGTCGGCTGCCACCCCCGAGCCCAACTTGGCCTCGGCGATCGTCGCGTCGTTCATCAGCTGGCCCAGCGCGTTGCGGTCTTTGATCTGAGCGTAGCCGTTGGTGAGCTTGTAGGTGGCGTCGGCGAACTTATCTGAGAACACCTTGCCCACCCGGGCGATCGCCTCGCGGGCGTTCCGCCAGGTTTCCAACGACGGTATTAAAGGCTTATAGCGCGACACGATCCCGTCGGTGGTGGCGCCGTTCAACAGGAACTGTTGCCCCTTGTCGCCCATGGTGTGCGCGTCGGGGAGGTGTTCGAGGGCACGATCGGCGGTGTCGCGCACGCGATCGCCCATGCTGGAGGTCGCGGTGCGATACAGGGGCTCGGCCTGGGCACGCAGCTCGGGGTCTCTTGGTGCGTCGTGCTCGAACTCGCGCTGGAATTGTCTGAGTTCATCCATCGAGCGACCGTATTCACCGCCGCGTTCGGTGATCTCCTGCATCGGTCGCAGCAAATGGTCGAGCAGCGTGTACTCGCTAACCGTCGCTGGCTTGTCCATTCCCAGCGCGCGTCGTACCCAGTCGGTGAAGTAGCGCCACACAGACCGACCCTGTTCACGCGGTGGGAAGCCCAGCCTGGACAGCTCAGCCCGTAATCCGTCAGAAGCTTGCCCACCAGCGGCGAAGGCTTGCACCTCGGGGCTGGTCATCAGCGCGGTATGCAGCTCGTGCTCATCCTTCAACGCGTAGTTAATCCTGTCGAGCTGGTCCCCGCTGATCCGCCCGGTCATATAAGCGAGGTCTTTCTGATCATTCAGCTCACGCTTGATCGCGCGCAGCACCTGTAAATCCGGGTGGTTGGGAGCGGTCTCGCGCAGATGTTCGATGTAACGCGAAGTCACCGCGTGCATGGCCTCATGCAACGCCGTCTCGATATGGCCAAACGACGTATCTGGGTTGAGTACGATGTGCGGCGTGGAGTGTTCCATCGCCGAATATCCGTATAGATTACCGGATCGGAAACGCGCCATGCGCTGGTCATCAACCAGGCCGCGCGCCCGCCCTTGCTCCGGGGTCAGCACTGGCACATCAGGCAATAGTCGACTGCTCAGCAGTCTCATCGCCAGTGCGTGCAGCGGTCTGGCTTCGGCACGCACCAACGGATCATCCCGCACGAACCGCAGCACATCATGGAGACTGAGTGTCCGGCCGACCGCCGCCGCAGCTTTCAGATGCCGCACCAGATTGGCACCGATGCGCGGATCGCGCGCCATTTGTACAAAGCGTGACGCGCTGGGACCGATACCATCCGGTGTCGCCCGCTCAGGCGCCGCCATTTCCTGCGGACCCTTACCCAGCTTCGCCGCGATCTTCTCGGCCGCTGCCTGCTTGACTGCCGCCGCTTCATCAGCGGCCTTCCGGATCGGATCAGCGATCTCGCGCGCATAGCCGCGTATCTTCTCGGCGTACTCGGGACCGACACGCTGTAGTTCCCGTTGCAGGGTCTCGGTGCGCGCCTTCTTCTTGTTGGGATGCTCGCCGCCCGCTCGCTCGGAGGCTTTGTTCTGCGCCTCGGACTTCGCGATGATGCGCTCGCGCTCACCCTCGCTCTCGGCGCGCTTGGCCTCGTTGACCAGATATTCCAGGAACGTGCGCAGCCCCTCGCCGCGTGGCTTGGCGCCCTTCTTCGGCAGGCCGTATTCCTCGCTGGCCTGCACCGGGGTCTTCTTACCGTCCAGCACATCCTTCAGTAGCCGCTCGGCCTCGCGTGCCTTGCTGGTGGTCTTGGCCTTAGTCGCCGCCTCTGGCTCTTTTACTACCGGAGTGACTTCAGCCTCTGCTTCAGGTGCCGCTGCTTCGCCGACCTCATGCGCGACCTCGCGCTCGACATCGGCGTCACGCGCGTGCGCTTCCTCAAGTGCCGTCTTGCGCTGCGTGCGCTCGTCCTCGACCGCCTTGGGCTGGCGCGCGATCTCCTCGCGTGCCTCGGCCGCGACCCGCGCAGCCCGTGCCTCGGGGGTCTCGCCGGTACGGTATTCGTCGAGACCCTTGCCGGTGAGCAGCTTGAGCATGCGGTCGGCCAGCGCCGAGCGGCGCGTGGTACTCAGGGGTAATGGGTTTGGGTTATCCGACCCCCAGTGCGCGATCGCGTCGTGCAGGTCGCCCTCGGTCTTCGCCTTGGCGAACCGCTCGCCCAGCTCCTGCGCCGCCTTCTGCGCTACCTGGGATGCCTTCACTCCCTTGACCGGCTGGATGTCCCGCTGCGCCATTTCCAGGGCGTCACGCACGTCCTGACGCGCCTCGGGCAGGCTGCGCGGCTCGCGCTCGGGAGCCTTGGTCTCGACCTCCTGCTCCTCGCCGGCGACGTGGGCGGTAGCGGGTTCGATCTTCTCACCTGTGAGCTTGGCTTTCTCAGCGGCGCGCTTGGCGACGCGCTCGGCCCGCAGTTGTTCGCCCTTGGTGAGGGGCTTGGGCGTGTGCTCCAGGACATTTTCAGGCGTGACCGCGTGCAGTTCGCCGTTGCTGTCACGAACCGCGATGACCCCGTCTTTGGCAACCGCGTGGACCTGCCCGGTTACCTTGTCGTGGTCGACGTTGTAGCCGGCGATGGTGTCGCCCTTGGTGGGTGTAATCTTAGGCTTGGCGGGTTCGACCGCGTCCTCAGCAGCTTCGCCCTTGGGAGTGGGCGCTGCCTCCCGACCTGCGGGCGCGGTCTCCCCCTGCGCCACCTGGGAGGAAACTGCCTCGGTGGGCGCAACGGTGATATCTGGGCCGGGTTCGGCCTGGGTCTCAGCCTCGACCCTCGCCGCCTCCGTCGAAGGCGTCACTACCGGGAGTGAGCCTACCGGTTGATCGACCTCCGACGAAGGGGCTGCCTTCCCGGCGACGGCCTCGGGTTCCGGACCTCCGTCACCGCCGGGTGCTTGTGACCCGACCTGCCTGCCGGTCACGTCCGATGCTACCGTGGATGATGCCTGACGCGCCACCTCGCGGTCGTAGGCCGTGCGAAGATCGCCCACGCTGGTCTTCACCGGCGGCGCCCGACCCGTCATCTGGGTCAGCGCGTCGCGCAGCTCGCCGGCCTTCATTCCTGCGGAGGGTCGTACTTCCGGTGCTGCTTGGGGTGCTGCTTGGGGCGTTGGTCGCGGCGCTGCTGATGGTGTGGGGGGTACTCCTGGGGTGGTTTCTGGTGCCGTGGGCGGCGCACTGGCTGGAGCGGCTGTGGAGCCTGTAGGCGCCGGTCCCTCTGGCGACCACCCTGGGATACCCGTGGGCTCGCCCGCCGCCACCGGCGGTGCTGGTGGGGCTGGCATGGGCCGACGTGGGATGGTCTCGACGCCCGAGGGAGAATAACCCGGGATGCCCGACATATCAGCCGTCGTGGTGGGACCACCCGGTTCAGGTGTGCTGGGTGTCAGCGCCTCGGTGAGCGCCGCCGACGTATCCGATGATACTCCTGGCGCTGGCGGGCGTTCTTCCTCTCTGACCTCGGCTGCTGTGGGCCTGTGGAACACCCCGCCGACGGCACCGAGTGCCGCGCCGGTCAAACCCTGCGACACGCCCTCGGCGATGACCTGACCGATATCGTAGTTCTGCCGGATGCCCGCCCGTTTCTCGCCGTACTGGCCCGCCAGTTCGGTGCCGGCGCCCTGTACCCCCATCGTGGCACCGGCCTCGGCAGCACCGATGCCCATCCGGGATGCTATCCGCTCCCCACCACCCAGCGCACCCCTGGCCAGGATGCCGCCTACCCCGGCACCGGCCGCAGTACCGAGCGCACCGGCGGTGCCGACCGAGAGGATCGCCGCGCCGCGCAGCACCTCCAGCCGCGCCTGTTCGTCGGACTGGCCCGCCTTGATCGCCGCCGTGTACGCCGGCGACTGCTCCATCTCTGACTGCGGCGCCTTCATCACGCCGTCGTAGAGCCGGGTGTACATCTCGCCCGCGCTCGGCGCGCCCATCGTGATGCCCGAGATCGCCACCTTGGCGAGCACCCCGCCGGGGATCAGCATCGGCCCCCAGGACGGCAGCATGTTCGCCGCGTTGAGCGCCACGTAGCGGCCGAACCCGACCTCGAACGGGCTCGGGATCAGGTTGCCTTCGGGGTCCTTCTCACCTGACCAGAGTGCGGTGAACTTGGCCCGCATCGCCTGCCTGTCGGCCGGCGACATCGCATCGACGCTGCTCTCGATCGAGCTGGTCATGTACTGATGCGCGGACTGGAACGCCTTGTTCACGTCGGGGTTGGTCGTGATCAGGTTGGTCACTGCGTGCGCGGCCTGCACCGCACCGTCGCCCATCGCGACCGCGCCTTGCCAGAACGAACGCACCATGTCGCGGCCCAGGCCGGACTTGGACGGTGGCGGCGCGTCGGGAATATCCGGCGGGAAAGTCCAGCCGGCTGTGGTCCCGCCGGTGCCCGCACCTTGTGCGTCGTCGGCGTAATGATAACTACCCGGCGCTGGTGGCGCCGGACGCCCGTGCCTTGTCGGCGCTGCCGGCGTGGTGGTCGTAATGCCCTGAGCCGGTGGTGCTGCTGTTGGTGTGGGCGGCACCTCGTCGGTCGGCTGACCGGTCGGCGGGGAGGGCGTGTCGGTCTGGGCATACGGCAGGCTCGACGGGCGCAGCGCCTGTGAACGCTGGTCGTCGAGCTGCTTGGTCAGTACATCGGGATCGTTCGGGTCGGCGTTGATGTCGAGCGGCATCGCTCAGGCCGTTGCGGTTTGCAGCGCCTGCGACGGCTGCCCGGTCATGTTCATGCCCATGCCCTGCATCGCCGCAGTTGGCGATCCGCCGCCGGCACCGACCGGGCTGGTGATATTCAGCGCGCCCTGCTGGCCCGGCGCGCGTTTCGGGTTGGCGCCCGCCAGATGCATGAAGTAGTTAGCGGTCTTGTCGTCGGTGGTGGCACGTGCGGCGCCGTCCTTGTCAACCCAGTCGGTGTAACCCGTGGGCTTGTTGTTCTGGTCGAGCTGCTGCTTGGGCGACAGGCGGCCCTGCACGATCGCCTGCGCCGCGTTGCGCGCCAGGGGTGTAGACATCAGCTCGCCCGATGCCTGTGGCTGGCGGCGCAGCTCGTGTTCGATCTGGCCCTGCGTGGCGAACCGGTCGTCGCTCATCTTCGAGCCGTCGGGGTTGGCCGGCTTGTTGTCCGGGTCGCTGTAGTATTTGTCCGCCTCGTTGTCCTTGATGTCATGTGAACGTGCCGTACGGTCCGCTGCGCCTTCCTGACGTTGCGCCGCGATCCCTTCGCGCGACCTGCGATCAGCGTCTTTCCCAGCCTCGACTGCGTCGTCATGACGCTGCCTGTCTGCGAGACTTAACTGGGTCTTCTCCAACGAAGTCTCGTTGCGCCCGCTGAAATAGGTCTCCTTGGCCTTGTTCAGTGACAGCTCAGAGTTGGTCAGCTGGAATTTCTGCAACGCGTCAATGAAGTTGCCGGGGTGATTCAGGTGCATCATGTGCGCCGCCAGCGTATCGGGGGTGATCCGCATCGGCTGCCCGATCGGCTGCATGGTGCCCTCGTCGAACTGCTGGCCCATCAGAGTTTTGCCGTCGCCCGAGACGCCGAACTTGGCGAACGTGCCGTCGGGGAAGAATGCGTGCGCCATCGCCAGCTGCTGCGACGCGGTCTGCATGTCGCCCGATTGCAGCGCCTCATAGCCCGCCGCCATGTGTGACAGCGCGCCCTGGTGCGCCTGCTGGCTGAACCAGTCGGTCACCGCGCCGATCGAGGCATAGTTCCCGGTCGAGATCATGTGTGAGATGACCTGCGCCTGCGCGGAACGCCACTTGTCGGTGGTGCCCGTCACCGGCCCCGAAGTGAAGATGTATTTCATCAACGCATCGGGACCGCCGGTGTGTGCTGCGGTCACCATCGCGGACATGGAGTACTGGCCGTTGCCCTGACCGGTCGGTGGGAAGTGCAATCCCACCTTGTTGTTGCCCGAACCATCACCGCCATACATCTTGTCGAGGAACCCGGCGGCCTGCGGGTTGGCCCGCTTGATCCAGTCCATGCCGCTGCCGGGGTGCATCCGCTCGGCCGCCATCACGTCGTTCGCCGCGCCGACACCGCGCATATACGCGTAGTTGGTCAGTACGCTGTTGGAGCCGAACCCACCACGGGTGCGATCACCCTCGGCCAGCCAGCGATAATACTGCGCGGATAATTCGATCGCCTGCCTGGGATCATGCCGGTCGAGCCTGCCCTGCGGGTCGACCGTGCGCGCCTCGGTATCGCCCATCTGCATGATGCCCTTGGAGGCACCACCATCGCCGATCGGATAGCCCATCTTATCGCCGCTCTCGCGCAGTTTGGTCTGAGCCAGCTGTTCGGCGGTAACCGTGCCGCCTGACTTCGCCGCGCTGTCGACCATCCACTGCGCCAGTTGCGGGTTGGTCTGCTTGAAATGCTCCAGCGCGCTCGGGTCCACGTGCGGCGCATACGCCGGGGTGACCGGCTCGGATGATTTCGAGGGTGTGGTCTGGCCCGGTGCGACCTTGGCCTCGGTGGCGACCGGTGCCGGCGCCTGGGTGGGCGGCGCGGTCGGTGAGGGCTTGGCTGGTTGCACGCCTGCGGTGGGATAGGACGTGGGGATCGCGGTACGGTCCGACACACCCGTGGCTGGTGCCGTCTCTCCCGTAGTAATCCCCGGCTCTTTGGCCTGGGCCGAGCCAATCCCCAGCGCGCCCCGGATGACATCGCCCGCGCTGGTGCCCGTGTCCTGAGCCGGGGGTGCGCCCGGTCCGGCGAACTGTCCGGTCGGTCCCGCCGGTGCGGACGGCGCGGCACCCTGTGCCTGCGCAACCAGTGCGCGGCCCGCCCAGCCCGGCTGCTGGTCCTGAGCCACCGGTACGCCGCCACCGACACCAGGCGCACCACCAGGCGGTGCGCCAACCGATGCTGGTGGCTGGGGCGGCGGTATTACCACGGGGCGTCGAACCCCGCCTCCCACATCGCCGGCGCCACCACCGAAATAGCCGCCCGGTTGTACGGTATTCGAGGGCGGCGGCGGGGTGTAGGGCGCGGCCGGCGGCTGGGTGAACCCGGCACTCGGGCCGGTGACTTTCTGCCAGAGCTGACCAAGCCCGTCGGTGAACGAGTTCCTGCCAGCCTGCGGGTTGGGCGCCGGACCGGAGGGCGTGCCCGGAGGCCCTGACACACCTGCCGCGTTGAATGGCGCGCCGGAGAGCGGCAGCGCGCCGACCCTGGGTGCCGGCGAGCTGGGGAGCGGCAGCCCGGTCTGGGCCGACTGGTCCTCCGCACTTGGCACGCCCGAGGTTGGCGGTGTGGTTGGAGGGGGTGTTGTCTCCGGCACGCCGGTCGCCGCCGGCACGCGATACGGATCGGTGGTCGCCGGTCTGGGTAATGCTCCCGGGGGCGTTACCTCGGTGGTCGGTTTGTAGTTCGGGTCCGCCGGGCTGCGTCTGGTGTCTTCGCCTGTGGTCGGTTTGACCACGGTGCGCTTGCTCGGTTCCGGATTGAACCGCTCGTCGGCACCCGTGCCCCCGCCACCACCCGCGCCGCCTGCACCGCCGCCACCAGGTGTGTCCGCGCCCGTATCAGGTGTGGTTGCATCGGGTTCGCTGGTCACCTTGGGCGTCGGCTGGTCCTGCTTCATCGCGTCCTCGGTCGCCGCACCGGCCGCGATGCCCTGGTACATGTTGTAGAGCGACGCAGCCTGCGAGGCGCCGTTGAACAGACCCGAAGTAAACGACCCCAAGAGGAACATTATTCGGTCACTCCTGCCTCACGACGGAGATTGGCCAACGGCAGCGCCACCTCGTCGATCACCACCTGCAAGCGCTTGTCGTAGTCGGCCCAGATGTCCGGGTGAAACTGCCTGAGATAGGCGGCGCGACCCTCGCCCCACCACGCCGAGCAGCGTGCGCACTCGGGCGAGTTGGTCATGTATTTGTAGAGCCGGGGAATGGGTATCTGGTTGCGCCGCAGGTAGATCATCACGTCGTCGTTGGTCCAGCTCTGGATCGGATAGTAAATCTCGATCCCGTCGGTGACCTCGCCTGAGGTGATCGGCAGCACGTTCATGTCGGCTGACTTGGTGCCCCGTATGAGCAGGGTGTTCTTGTCGTCAAGCACCCGGGCATAGAGCGGGAACATCAAATTCGACCAGCAGCAATCGTAGCGCGACACCAGAGGGTTCTTGCCCTCACCCATCGCGCGTCCGATCGGATGCGCGCTGTAGGGTAATAGGTCAGTGGGCAAGCCCCATTTGGCGATGAACTCGGAGACGTTGGAGTTGATGCGCACAAAGTGCGGCGCAAAGGCTTCTACCCTCGCGACGCTCTCCATCATCTCGGGGAGCAGGTCACCCGTGTCGTTGTGGTAGATCGTAATCCGATCGAGGTGGTCGCGGAACAGATGCACGCAGGCAAGGCTGTCCTTACCCCCGCTGAAGCTCAACGCGATCTTGTCATGACGCTCCAGGGGTTCGAACAAACTCATTCCCGCCACGCCTTGATCACTACCGGAGTGAGGTCGCGCATAATGCGTTGGTAGTTCTCCACATCGTCGCCGACCATGCGACGGAACACCGCGTCGTTGCCGGTGGTCAACCGATAGAACACCGGCGCGTTCCAGCCCGCGTCGTCAAGCGCGATGCGTAGCACCGACGCGGTAAAGAAGTGCGAACACAGCATCCGTTCAGCCAGGAGATCATCGCCGGCGTCGCGCACATAGTCATACACGAACAGCATGCCGCCGGGGCGCGTCACCCGCGCCGCCTCGCGCAGCACCTGGCCCAGATCGTCGGCATGACACAGCGAGTACAGGAACATCGCCACGTCGAAGCTGCCGTTGCTGAACGGCACGTCGTGCATATCCCCGTACCAGCTGGACAGGTCCTCGGGTGTGTGGGCGAGCTGGAACCGATTGTTGTTGAGCAGCATGAATTTCAGATCGGGCCGCATGACCCGCAGCAGGTGCGCCGCTTCGCCGAACCCGGAACCCACGTCCAGGATGCGTGCGCCCAGCTGCGGCCCCAGCATGCCCAGCAGGACCATCATGTGATCGTAGTCAGTATCGGCCAGCCGATAGCCCTGCAACAGCCGCACGCCGCGCTCCAGCGCCACCTGCGATACCTGGGTCAGCAGGGTCTGATCGATCATATCGCGATGCCCCCGGCTACGATGCCGGCACCGACCAACCCGCCGATGCCCGAGGACTGGTTCGCCGCGATCCCGGCGTTGGCATTAAATCCGGCCATCTGGTTGTTGAAGCCCATGTTCATGGTGTTGGCGGCACCGGCCAGCGACTGGTTCGCCAACCCAGACCACTGGGTCGGCGAGCCCATCATGTTGCCATAGGTTGAACTGGTGTTCAGCCCCGCCGTGACGCCCTGCGAACCAGAGCCGGTGGCGGTCGAGTACGACTGCGCCACCTGACTGGGGTAGCCCCGGCCGGTGTTGATCGCCTCGCCCTCCAGGGCGAGCCCGGTGGCCTCGGTATTGAGCCTTGACTGAGTGCCCGCCGATGCCGTGGCGGCGGCCTGGGATATCCTGGTACCCAGATCAAGCGCGCCGTAGCGGGTCTGGCTCGGGTCGATGCCGTAGCCCTCCAGTGACGACAATGCGGCGGTGCGCTGCTGGTCGAACGAAGACGCCACATCCGCCTCGGCCCGGCCTGCTTCCGAGGCGGCACGCGCCGGGGTGTTCCAGCCCTGCGCCTGCTGAGCGAACTGGGTCTCGATCGGCTGGTAGGTGCTCTTGTAGTAATCCTGCGCCTCTTTGGCCGACTGGGTCTCTGCGTCCTGCGCATCGGCGGCCGACTGCATGAACGCCTTGGTATAGGGCGCCTGGTCGGCGTATTGCTGCTTCGCCCAGTCGAGCTGGTCCTTCGAGGTCTGCGCGTCCAGCTGCGCCGCCTGCATGTCAGATGCGGCGATCGGTGCATAGTTAGGTGCTGCGGGTGCCCCGCCCTTGCCACCCCCCAATCTATCCTCCTATAAGTTGAGTATGGCCAGTGGATGGGAAAAATGGCGTGCGGCGCACCCTGAGAGCAAACAGGCTTGGTATGACGCCCACCCCGGCGAGCGGCAAAAGCATACCAACAAAGCGGTACAGAAATGGCGTGCGCAAAACCCAGAGCGCAATGCTTACATGCGCCACCAAGACCGCGCTCGTCGTCGGAGTATCGATTTTTTGCTGACGTTCGACGAGTGGTGGGGACTTTGGCAACGAAGCCGGAAATGGACACAGCGCGGCAGCAACCCTAACCAGTACGTCATGGCCAGGTTTGGCGACACCGGGCCATACGCCGTCGGCAACGTGCGCATTTGCCGGGCGGCGACCAACAATGCGGAGCAGCACAGTCGGCCACAGAGCGCGGAGACCCGCAAGAAGCGGTCTGATGCGCTTAAAGCCTACCATGCCCATTTTATCTGACCTCCAGGTTCGCAAGATTACTACGGTAGTGACGCGGGGCATAGCGCAGCCACTTGCACGCTGACTTGGTCATGCTGAGGATCAGCAGGTCAGACCCGTCCGTCATCATGTCAGCGAGCCTGGCTTCGATGGTGAACCCCAGCCTGATATCCACCGAGAGTGCCCTGTGGTTGGTCGCCGGCACCAGGCCCACCAGCTTGCGACAGCCCAGCTGGTTGAACCCGTAGTCGAACACCATCCAGAGAAAATCGGGTGTCGCCCAGTTGGTCTCGTTGCCCGCCATGTGGAGCATGATGGACGCGCCCAGATAGCCGGTGAACACCACGCCGCCACAGGTGCGGCCGTCGCGATGCAGCGCGATCACGTGGTCGGTCTTGTCGTTGAACACGCCGCCGACGCGGGTCATCACCCAATCGCCGTCGCGCTCCTCGTTGATGTGAATGGTGGCGGCCATCAGTTCTTCAGCACGGCCATGATCTGTGCCTCGGTGGTCAGCCCGAGTATCACCAGGTCCTGCAACGTCACCGCGCGGTCCAGGGGTCCGCCACGGTGGCCACCCAGGCTTTCGACGCCCTGACGCAGGCTCTCGGTCACCGTGGCCAGCGAGCCCAGCTCAGCCAGTGGCCGCTGGATGTGCGGCACGTTGGGATTGCTGAACGTGGTTTGCGGCATGTCAGATGCCCTTCAGTTCGCGCATGGTGGAGGCCAGCTCGACCGAGTGCACCGCACAGTTGGCGACGATCTCGAACTGCCAGTTGAACGCCTTGCGGCCCGACGGCAGCCGGAAGATACACCGGGGCTGGGTCAGGTACTGGGTGAGGATCAGATTTTCGCCATCGGGTCCCACGAACAGCCGGAACAGTGCGTTCACCCCGGGCGGCAGCTCGACCGAGGGATCACCATGTTCCGGCGGCGGGGCCGACGGTGGTGGCGCCGGAAAGGATACACTGGGCTCCAGCGATATCTGGCACGCGCCCAATGATACGGGTGCCGGCAGATAGAACTGCTTGGAGCGCCAGCGATAGTTCAGCGGCGGGGTGTCGGGACTGTCCCACAGATACACCACGTTGTTGGCGATCATGTAGGCGTTGCCGGTGTAGATATCGTTCCACACCGACACTGTATCGACCATCGGAGAGACGTGCATGATCCCCATGCGCTGCTCGGTGTAGTCGATCAGGAACCCCATCCCGGTGCCGTTGATCGCCAGATACTGGGCACGGTGCCGACACGCGATGATGTGCTCGGCCTGATACTCGGTCAGCCAGATGTTCTTGGTCATGTTGGAAAGCGTCTGGTTCTGCATGCCGAAATAATTCAACATCACCAGGCCGTTCTGGGATGCGTAATACACCCCGAACAGATCGGTGATGATCGAGCCGCGCGAGATGCACGGCTCAGGTACTTGTATCTGCGCGAAGGTGAACTGCGACGGCGAGTTGCCGGTGCCCGAGGACGGGAAGCCCTTGGTTAATACAATCAGCGCCTGTTGCCAGATCGCGAACCCCACGATGGGATACATCAGGCTCTGGTCGTAGCCGGCGGGCCATGCGTGCGGCCGGTCCGGTTCACAGAAATGCACCGTGTTGGCGGTGAACCCGATCAGCATCCCGCCGGTCATGGATACGAGACCGTCGAGCCCGTCCGGCGGGGACGCCCAGCTGGCGCTCTGTAATAAATTATTGTTGACGATCGTGGTATCAGGTATCGTGTCCACGAACGTGCTCGATCCGAACGGGATATCCTGGATCATGTAGAACTGTGCGCCGGTGCTCGCCCCGGTAATAGTACGATATATCCGCATCGAGGCGATCGCGGGATAGTTCTTGCCGGAGGGTGATCCGGGCGGCGTGGTTTGCAGACCGTTCAGGGTCCAGGTCGCGTCCGGTGGTCCGTCGATCACCGCCGACGGCAGCGTGGGTGAACTCTCCGAACCATAAATGTCGATATAAGTGAAACAATACGAGCGCGCCACATACGGCAGCGATCCGTCGGTGGTGCCCCCGCTGGTGGTCACCCAGAGTTCGATGCGCGGGTCGGGCGCGATGAAGCCGATATTGTAGGGCGGCGGCGTATTGCCGGCGGCGATCCACTCATAGGTGCTCCACCACGCCCCCGCCAACGGAGACCCCGGCGGGTTGGTCCAGTAGAACCGGTGCATGGTGTCGTTGGCCAACGGCGAACGGCACACCGAGGAGAATTCGCTGGGCAGGGGCGCCCACACGTCGGGCTGGTCCGGGGTCGGTCCCGGTATCCGGTACGCCTTGCGCACATCCGGGTAGCTCGCCACCGAGGTCAGGTCGACCACGAACTGCGGCTGCGGCAACCCGGTCAGCATGCCCGAGCCGAGGTCCACGTTGACTGCCTCCTCAGCCATCTGGGGCGGCAGCAGGCGCGAGTTCTGCCGTGGTATCTCGCCGCCGAAATCCTTGGTGACCCAGCCAGCCATTTAAGTACCCTTAGAAGTTGTCCGCTGTTGCGGTGAAAGTGCCATACACGTTGCCGGTGCCGACCGCAGTGGCTGCCACAAGGAACTGAAAAACCGCCTGAGGCGACGGCGTCGATGACAGTATGGAACCATTGCCGCCAGACGATCCTGCATTCTGGAAAAAGACATAAATTGGCGTGGTTCGCATCGGCACGGGAAGCGAAAAATAGGCGCCCATCGCGTAGCCTGACGTAGTAGCAAAATACCCCAGCAAGCCGGCCACGCCGGTCTGGTAGTAACGTTGGCATTGCAGCAAATCTATCGAGGGGTCGGCCTTCCAGAACGGCCCGGCGGCGCCGCCGTCCTGCACTTGCACGCCCCATATTTGCACAGTACCGCTCTGCACGCCAATGTTGCCGAAGAAGGCATTGAAGGTGGCACCGGAGGAAAAGCCGATCCTGATCTGGGTATGGTCGTTAAGATTGGTACCGAGGACTTTGCCGGAGATGGTAGGCAACGCGATGGTCGCCGAGTAGCGCGCCCAGGAAGCGGTGATCGGGATGTTGATACCGGTCGTCAGCACATTGACGGTGGCCGACGGCGAGCCGCCAGTGCCGAAATTCTGGCTCGCATTGACACCAACAGCGGCGGCTGTGCCTGCGGTTCTCCTGGCCCAGAAGCTAATCGTGACGGTCTTGCCAGAGAGCCGGTTCACAAACTCGACCTGCTGCATCACTTCGTTAAACGCGCCCGCTGCGGCGTTGCCGGTAAACACGTTCTGGAACCCGTAGCGCGCGGTCTCGTCACCGATTGCGGTGCGGTCGGCATCGGCCAGCGCGAACTGGGTCACGCTCACGGTGTCGGTGACGACGTTGAGGCGCCAGCGGTCGATGGTGGTGACGCTCGTGGTCCACGGTCCCTGGCCGCGTTGGGCAACGGAGAACATACCGTTCTGGATGTAGGTCGGCACGGTCGCGACAGCGATTGGTCGCGAGTCTACGTAATTTTTAGTCGCGGCATGAAGCAACGCCGTGGGGTCCGCCGCCAATAGCAGCGGGTTCGCGGTCACCTGGACGTTGCCGGTGCCCTTCGGGGTCAACGGAAGACTGAGGTTGGCCGCTGATCCTGCCGCCGCGAGGGTAGCGGGGTTGGTGCTGGTCCCGCCGGTAATCAGAAGGTAATTCGCCGCACCTGTGACGTTGCCGGTTTGGAACTGCGGACCGGTGATCTGCGCGGCGGACAGAGTGAAGGAGGTGCTAACCGTAAGATTGCCGGTGATCGTAGTGGTGCCACTGATGGTGCCGCCGGTGGCGAGAAAACCAGACGCGCCGGTGAGATCGGCCGGGGTCAGGGTAACTGCGCCGACCCTGCCATTGAAGGAAGTGATGGTGTTGACGGGTGCCATGCCGGACACCCATTTAACGCCATCGTAATAGTAGCTCGCGCCACCATTGTTGACTTGCTGGTTGGTGGTCGGCGCGTCGGGGAAATTATACATCGGACCGCCCGATCAGTTCGCCCTTCTCGTTAGTCCTCCACCGTGCCCGCAGCAGGTCTTGCCTGGACTCCCATTGATAACCGCAGATATGGCAGGAGAAGATATGGATGACGATATTGTCCTGCTCGGTCCGCTCGCGCATCTTTGCGCCGCACTCCGTCTCTCCCGCCGGGATGAACGGACAGCCCGGCGTTACACTGTCAGGGACGGGAATGACCGGCAGTGTTGCCGGGTCTGTATAGTCGCTCATCATCCGCCCATGTTGTTGTTGATCAGCTTCGCAACCCCGAGGCCGCCATCAACGATCGCGGTCGCGCCGAGATTGCCGGAAACGTCGTTATTCGTGATGATGTAGCGGTCGCAGTTCGGGGTCCCACCAGAAATCTCAACGGCCCATTTTTGCGTGTTCTGCGACCCGTCTATCGGATTTCCCCCCAGCCAGTATCCGGTCGGTTTGATGGAGCAGCCAACGATGCTGAAGTCAGTCGCATTCGTGACCAGAACACCGCCCCAGGTGTTCGGTGTCAGTCGCGAACTCCAATAGATATGGCACCCGGTGAGCGTGATGTCGGCGCACGGACTTTGGATGTTGACGCCATTCAACCCGCTGGCAATTGCGACGCAGCCATTCAGCGAAACGTGAGTGACATTGACGAGGTTGAAACCGTTCGCGTCCATTCCGCCGGACCAGCAACTCGACAGGAACACACGCGTGACACCGGGAGTACCAGATTTGATGCTGTTGGCGGTAGCGGTTCCGTCCATCGTCCAACCGTGACCCAGACCGGAGTAGCCGTTGCTGTCGCCCAGGACATTGGTGCAAAGGAAATTGGCCGCATACTCGATGCCGCCCGGTTTGGAGACGATATTGATCCCCATATAAAAACCGGCAGCATTTATATTGGTCCATGTGAAGGTGTCGCCAGCATAAACGATAATCCCATTACCAGCACGCGGCCCGCTCGATGTCTGACCGGGCGCGGCTAGTAGTTCAAGATTGCTAATGGTGCCGACGCCGCCGAAATATTGGTCGTAAAAAACACCGTTACAGATGATGTTAACAAAATTGCAATCATGGATTGTCGCCCGGTAGGTAGTCGTCGTGGTGCTTCCCAGGAACTGCACGCAGTGATAGCCACCATCGACCCAGAGACGGGTGAGTTTGGCGTTGTTGGCATTCAGGAACTTGAGCACCACACCGGCGGTGACGGTGTTATAGGGATGGGTAATCCTGAAGTCGGTCAGCGTAATATCTGAACCGGTGAACACGAGCGTATCCAGGGTCAGGCTGGTCATCGCGATGACGCTCTGCTTGCCATCGCCCATGATTGTCAGGAAGCCAGCGGAATAATTGAGTGTGCCGGTGGTCTTGTAAGTTCCGCCTGGGATATACAACTTGCCCCCGCCCAGGGTCGCAATGAAGGCCAACGCGTTGTTGAACGCGGTTGTGTCGTCGGCGGTGTTGTCGCCGACCGCACCGAACCAGCATACATTGGTGGCATCGCTGTTCCAGTTCTGCCGCCACCATCGCCGGCTGGCGGCATCGACGATCACCGTGCCGCCATCGTCCGCCGTCGTGGTATCGCTCGACACATAAACGAAGTTTCCGCCACCCCTGGTGTTGATGCCGGTATAGCCCTCGACCGTCACCACCGAGGGATATAGCAGGGATGTGGCGGTCAGTGCCCGCAGCGCGGCAATCGACGCAACCGCGAACGTGGTACCGCTCGACGGTGCATTGGTAGAGGCAACCCATTGGGTCGAGGTGCCATCGTTGAACCTTATATACAATTGTGTTCCGACGCTGTCCCACCAGAGATCGCCCGCGAGCACACCCGCCGATGGCGCGGTGTCGCTGATCGTCACCGGCACCATGTTATCCACATATTGCTTGGTCGCGGCCTGGAGTGCGGTGGTGGGGTCGGCAACCAAGGTGATCGCGGTGCCGGCGCCCATCGTGAGCCCGGTGTTGCTGAACCAGCCAACGTCGACTGCGTTGATTACAAAGCGGTGAGTGGCGTTGGTTGGACCGACATAATTGAGCCGACTGGAGCTGACGTTGAACCCGTAGGTGGTGCCGTATAGCGCGATGTGTCGTGACAGGTCGGTAGTCGTGCCTATCGCCGTGCTGCCGAAGCTGAGCCCACCGCTCAGTGCGCCGCCCGTCAATGGCAGCATTTTGTCGGCGTATTGCTTGGTGGCGGCTCCGAGCGCGGTCGTTGGATCAGCGGCCAGCGTGACCGGGTTGAGCATCGAGATGCCGCCAGGGGCACCGAGTGCCAGCGTGCCGGCTGCGACGTTGTTCTGGATCAGCAATCGCGCCGGCGGGGTCCAGGTCAGGTTCACCGTGATCCCGGTGCCTGTGTAAGAGGGCGATGCGGTCAGCGCGATCGGATTGGCTGGTGGCACACCCGTGCGCGCGGCGGCTGAAAGCATGGAGATCGTGGTCGCGGCAGTGGTTCCATCAACCGCCGTGACCACGTACAGGTTGTTGTAGGCGTCGTAGTAGTGATCGTTGACAGCGACACCGGTGCCGCCGGCTGCCGGCGTGCTCGACGTGAGCGACGGCACATTGGTATTTACGTCGAGGTAAATCTGCTGGTCGGTGCCCGACCGGCGAAACGAGAGGTTACCTAATGAGCTGACGACATTATTAGCAACACCGGAAAAATTGACGTTGCCCAGGCCGAATATGCTACCGCCACGCAGCCCCATCCAAATTGCATTCAACCCGAGCGGAACCGCCACGCCAGCGGAGTTGATCCCGCTGGCAAAGCCGAGGCCGTTGAACGATGACAGGATCGTGTTGGTCGTGGTCATCGATACGCCGTCGTTCCCGGTGGCCATTAGCTGGGACGACGCATTGACGAGCTGGATCGGCTGATTGACCGGCATCGTCAGCGAGGTCTGGACCGTGATCCCTGCCGTGCCAGAGGTGGCAATCGCCACGTTGGTGGTGGAGGCAGCGGGCGGTGTGATGATCAATCGGTTCTGTGTCGGACCACCCAGGGTGAACAACGCAGCGGGCGACAGCGTCAGAATATCGTTGGCGTTGTTGACGAACACCGTGCTGGTGACGGATGCCGTGATGATATTGAGGCGGTTAGCGGTGACGTTGAAACCTACCGTCGCCGCCCACAGGGCGATGTGCCGGGTCAGATCACTCGTTGATGCAGCGTTAGTGCTGCCAAACCCAAGCCCGCCGCTTAGTGCGCCCCCAGTCAAGGGCAGATACGCACCCGTGCCGGCAATCGGAATGATCGATGACGCCGCAGCCGGCGTGCCGCCCTTGCCGTAGTAGAGCGTGTTGTCCATCTCGTTGAACGCAATCTCGGCATTGCCGAGCGCGGACGGTGGACCAACAGCACCGCTGGTGCGGCGCTTGATGCGGAGTGTGTCGGTCATTCAGGGTAGACCCACGTCCATTTACCAGAAGGCAGAACTAGTTTCTTGCGCCCAGTCGCAGTCTTCGACAGCCGTTCGCTCATCTGTTTGCCCTTCGGTTTACCTTTCAGCTTCGCGCTGATCGCTGCCTTTCGCAGCTTACGTTCCTTTGCACTGGACGACGCCCAATAGTTCTTGCCATAGGCTCCGTTGCGTTCACCTACGATTGGTTTGTTCCGGATACGGTCACCACGGTTTTTGAAGTTGGTAACGATCTCGACGTTGTCGATCTCATATCCACCGACATCGCCACGACGCGCCATGCAGTATTGCTGGCTTGTGTTGCCGCGTTGGTCCCACTTACCACTGGCTTGCCAGAGGCCCCACCATTCCTCGAAGGTCAGTAGGAACGGGATGCCGCGAGAGCGAGCGTTCGCTTGATGCGCCTTGAACAAGAAAACTGGTTCACGGTTGTGTCGTTCACGGTAACGGCGCTGCGCGACCTTAGCCGCTTCAGCACGAAGCACAGGATCAGTGTATGGCATACACCAACCCCTACCATAGGGTGTTACGTTCTCCAAGAACATTCTAAAATGTTCCCATATCGAAAACTACGTTGTCGATGGTCCCTCCGGTGATCGCCACGGCGGTGGCAGCCTGCAACGCCATCGAGCCAAGCCCGGCAATATCGGCGTTGGGGATCGTGGCGCTGGCGGTGAACGGTGTAGTGCCGGTACCCTTGAGATAACCGGTAAGCGTCGCCGCACCGGACCCGCCGAACGCCACCGTGACCGGTGTGCCGTTCCAGGTGCCGGTCGCGATCGTCCCTACCGTAGTAAGCGAGGTCTGTCCGACATAGGTGGCGGCGATGTCAACCGCAGCGCCGACCGCGATCCGGTTGGCGGTGCCGACCACCGACAGCGTATTGCCGGACTTGGACAGACCGCTGCCGGCGGTGATCTGACCCGCGCCAGAGAATTGCACCCAGGTGACCGGCGTGGTGCCCAGGGTGCCGCCCGGATCGACCGTGCAGACGTACCCGTTATCAGCGTTCGCCGTGCCCATCTCGACGAAGCAATATGACGAGACCAGTTCGTTCCAGGTGTCGGCATCGGTCGAACGGGTCCAGGCACCGGCCGCCACCACGTAGATGCCGTTATTGGCAGCCGTGGTCTGGTTCATCACCAGCACGCGGTCACCCGCTATCACGGACACGCCGTCGATCGTCGCGAGCCCGGAGAGCGTGATGTTGGTGGTGGTGCCGACCTTGACCGGCAGGGTGACATCGAGACCCTGAACCACATTGTCCACGTAGTTCTTGGTGGACGCGTCCTGCGGGTTCACCGGGTCGGCCAGGTTCTGGATGCGGACGTTGTTGAGGTTCACCGCGCTGGCCGGCGGGGTGAGCTGATCCAGCCGGGTCGCCAGCACATAGGCGGTGGTGGCGAGCTGCGTGGTGTTGGTGCCGTTGGCGGCGGTCGGCGCCTGCGGGGTGCCGGTGAACACCGGACTGGCCAGCAGCGCATAGGGGCCAAGCGACGTGGTTACCTGCGCGGCGGTCTGATAACCGCTCGGGTTGGTCGCGGCGTAGCGCGACGTGTCGGTCGGGTGGACGTGATCACCCCGCGCCCAGGCCGTGGCAGAGCCCGCAGCACCGGTGCCGTCCATGAGAGGCACCGACACAGAGGCGATCGGCAGCGCGGCCTGTACGAAGGCTGTGGTGGCCAGCGCAGTGGTGTTGGTGCCGAAGGTCTGGGTGACGCCGATCGTGCCGGTGGGCAGTGTGGGTGTGCCAGTGAACGTGGGCGAGGCCAGCGGCGCGTAGCCCGAGATCACCGCGCCCGCCGGTATGGTCACCGTGCCGGTGAACGTCGGGTTGGCCAGCGGCGCTGCACCCAGCAGCGTCATGGTCTGCGCCACCGTCATGTCCACCGGGGCACCGGCCAGGCCGGTGTTGTTGCCCTTGATGGTCTGCAACGGCATGTTCGCCAACAGCGCGTTGGTGATGCCCGAAGTCAGCACACTCAGGGTGACCGCACCGGAGCCGCCGCCGGTCAGGCCGGTGCCGGCGGTGATATTGGTGACACCGGCCGAGACCGCAGCGACCGCCGACTGGACGAACGCAGTGGTGGCGATCTGCGTGGTGCTGACCGTGCCCGGGGAAGCGGTCGGCGCCGTGGGTGTGCCGGTGAACGCCGGTGACGCGAGCGGTGCGCGCGAGGTATCGGACGGGTGAACGTGATCACCGCGTGACCATGCGGTCGCGGTGCCTGCCGCCGCCGCACCGTTCATCGCCGGCAGGGCGCTGGACGACACGCCGTTGCCGCCAATGGGTACGACTACGGTCGCAGAGCCGCCCGAACCACCGGTGCCTTCGCCGTAATAGAGCGTGTGGTCGACTTCGTTGTAGGCAAGCTCGGCGTTGGCCAGCGATGCCGGTGCGCCGGGAGCACCGCTCAGCCGGCGCTTGATCCGAAGGACATCAGCCATCTAAAAATTCCCCCCGTCCAGCAAATCACCGTTGATCGCCAGCACGCGCGTCCAGTCCGCATCCATCCGGCCGTAGCTCAGATGATCCATGGGTGCTTCGGGAATGCCACCGGAACCGCTATGATTGTCCACGTATTCCTTGGTCGCGGCCTCCAGCGGGGCGACCGGATCGCCGTCCAGTATCAGCGGCCCGGTGAGCGTGCCGCCGTCAACCGGCAGCACCTCGTTCCACTTACCCCCCTGGCGGCCATAGGTTTCCTTGTCGATCGGTGCGTCGGGAATGCCAGGCGGTGGCAGGGTCTCGGCGAACGTCTCCATCGAGGTCTGGTAGACGAACGGACTGCCCGGCTGCTGCACGCGGAACCGCGTGCTCGGCTCGGTCGGAGCCAGCACCGCCGGGATGAAGATTTTCCGCGCGTCAGCCATCGGTTACTGGTTCACACACAGCTTGCCGGTCACGTCGATCGTGGGTGCCGCGTAGCTGCCGGCCACATAGGCGGGCGCCGGCAGCGTGCCGCACACCGCCACCACGTAGTAACCCACTACGGTCTTGGGCGGGGTGCGGGGCACCTGGCCCAGCGCGAACCCCATCGCCAGCCACACACCGAGGGCGGTGCCCAGCACCATAGCAATCCCTACCGTAGTGAACCAAGGTGAGCTGATCATGATTTCCTCTTGCTTCCACGCGCCGTGTTCAGCGCGATCGCAATCGCCTGACGTTTGTTCTTCACCAGAGGCGCCGGTTTGGTCTTGCCGCCACGGCCCGAGTGCAGCGTGCCCGCCTTGAACTCGTCGAAGATTTGTTTCTTCTTCTGATCGGGGGTGCCAACCGCCGGCATCACAACCGCCCCATCAGCAGAAGCACGATCAGCACCACGAGTACGACGCCGATGATCCCCATCCCGGGTCCGTAATAGGGATACACCGCGCCATAGGTGCGGTAGCCGTACCCGCCGCCTAGCACCACGACGAGCAGCACGATGATCAGGATGAGCGCGAGCGGTGACATCGCACTTACTCCCCTCGTCTGGGCGTGCCGTCGGCGGTGCGCGTGATGCTCACGTTGGCCCACATCGCGCAGTCACGCAGCTGGCGCATGACGTAGGTCTTGTCCGGACCCTCCGGCAGCTCGTGATCCAGATTAGTCACGAACTGCGCGAACAGCATGCGCACCCGGCCCATCAGGTCCATCTGCGTGTCGGTCGGCTTGAGGTATTCGAAGGTGGATGGATGCAGGCTCATGCTCACCCCCTCAGCCGTGTGCTGTGGCCGCCGCTGCCACCGGAGCTGACTGGATGTTGGCCATGGTCACCCAGGCGTTGTTGATCCACACAAAATAGATGTTGGTGTTGGGCGCCAGCGTGGTCGGCGCGCCGGCCACCACACCGCCCGTTGCATTATGCACAGTCAGTGTGGTGATGGTCTGCGACGACGCGATCGAGATGGTCACACCCGGCAGCGGGCGCGGCGGCAGATTGATCGTCAGCGTCGCCAGCGTGCCGGCCGGGTTGAGGTAGACATCCTCAGTGCCCTTGGGCAGTGAGATCGTCTGGCCGGTGGTCGGTGCCCGGACGATCGGATAACCGTTCGGAAAGAACGATCCGTTACCATACAGATAAGACGGCATCAGGGTTACTCCTGTAGTGAAAGGATCAGCGCACCAGACCGGGGTTGCCGGTCACGTCGCCACCCGGCACGCGCTTCTTGGCCAGCGCTTTCTTCATACTGGTCGGCTGGCCCGGCGAGCTGGGTCCCGGGATCGGCATCTGCGCAAATGAATGCCCGGGGCCACCGGGTACGTTGCGCGACGGCGAGCTACCCCGCGAAGCTTCGTCAACGTCCTTCGGTCCGGATTTCGGCTTAGCCATGTTGATCTCCTGTGGTGTTGGTTTCCAGTGTTCGTAACCGGTCGTCGAGTTCCTTGAGCGCGTTGAGCACCGCGAACAACAACGGCCCGGTATCAAGTATGCGCAGGTCGTTCACCATCGTATGGCCGACCTGTCCTGGCACCTGCGTCACTAGATCAGGCAGCACCGCCTCAACCTCCTGCGCTACCAGACCGACATATGTTTTGCCCGGCGCATCTGCATTGTAGGTGTAGTAGCACGGGTTCAGACGCAGCAGCTCGGCCAGCCCCACCGGGTAATCCCCGTGCACCGTCTTGATGCGTGCGTCCGAGCTGGCCGCCCAGGGACCGCCGCCCGGCTTGAGGGCGTAGGTGCCATGAACTTCGAACGTATCGTTGCTGGCGGTGTACTGAAACCCGAAACTACCACCGTTGTTCCAGACCAGCTGGCCGTTCGAGGTGTTGAACTGGAAAAAATAGTTGCCCTGAAACTGCACATAGCGATTGCCGCCGCCATCCATGAACAGCGCGAAATTAGGATCGTTCCCGGCTGACACCGGCCCGGCGGAATGCACCGCGCCATCGGCAACCACATCGCCCGTCGAGTGCACCGTAGCACCGGTCACCGTGGCGCTGGCGACCAGATTGGTCGCACTAAGCTGATTATTGACGACGATGCCCTGCACGACCAGCGAACCATTGCCGTCCAGCGTCATCATGACGCCGTTGTTGGTCGACCACTCACGCGTGCCGTCAGCGCTGCGCCAGCGGTCAAACCAGCCGCCGCCCCGGTACTGGATGATATGATTGTTCGAACTATCGTCGTAGGCAGTGAACTCGTAGCTGCCGTTGGACGTGAACGAAACCCCCCCGGGCACCAACATGTGTCCGTCAGTGTCCATCACGGCAAACAGGGCACTGGCAGCCCCAGGGTTGCCGCTACCGTCCATCGGACCGAAGCACAGGCCCCCAGCGGAGTTCACAAACATCCCGGCCGCGACGTTGTGTTGCGTATCCCACGAGGTGATCGTCGGTGCGTTGCCGTCTGAGCGCTCCGCGATGATCCGACCGTTCTGCGACGTGATAGTTGCATTTGCAATTAAGTTGCCGGCGCCGTCCAGCGTCATCAGATTGGCGTTCGGAGGACCGTGCCAGATGCGCTTACCGTCCGAAGCTTCCCACACATCATACCAGCCATTGCCGGTATACTCGGTGACCAAATTGCCCGACGCATCGGCGAACGAGCGCCAGATATAATTGTTCAGGCTGCTGTATGCGACGCCCTGCGCGGCGTTCAGCTGCCCTGCGACCACCATACTGCCCGCGTGATCAATCCCCACCAACTCGGTACTGGCGTTGTTGAAATAGCTCAGCCGCAGACTGCCCCGGTTGAAATACCACTCGAAATGATCAGCCGAGAACACCAGCGCAGCGCCGACCCCATCGGCGTATAGCTGGGGTCCGGGAGGATTACCGAACGCGATCGTGGTCGATGCGACGACCAGGTTACCCGATAGCGTCCCACCGGTCAGAGGCAAGAATTTGTTCGCCACCGCCAGCGTCAGGTTACTATCCACGTATGCTTTGGTCGCAGCACCCAGGGGCGCCACCGGATCGCCGCTCAGGAGCAACAGCCCGCTCATAGTGTCGCCGGCGCGCTTCACCGCCGCGTTCGCCACAGCGGTCGCTGCGGCATCCCCTGCGTCCACGTAGTGCTTGGTCGCCGCCTCGGTGGCGAACAGCGGGTCCTGGTACAGATACAACGGCCCGGTCAGCGTGCCGCCCGTGATGGGCAATGCACCCGGGGGCTGCGACGAGATCGGGATATAGGGTGGCGCGGCCGGTGGCTGGCCCGCTATCTGCACACCGACTTCGAGTGTGACGCGACGCTCGGACGTGCCATCCAGCACGAACTGGCAGGTATATACATTTCCCGGCGTGCCGTAGTCGACGAAGGTCTCGAAGCTGGTGCCGCCGACCAGCACCCCGGTGAACGCGAACTCCAGCGGCGTCGGATCAAACGGAAGCGGCGATCCCGGCGGACCATAGGGCGCCTCTGACCACCCGGTGGTGCCCAGCACGATCTTGCTGGACACGATGTCGGTGATCACCTCGCCCTGGTCCAGCCACCACGTCATGTCCACGATCACGCGGGAGCGGTCGGTAGTCTCCTTGGAGATGCGATCGACCAGCATTTAATTCTTGCGCCTTCCGCGTGCGTAATAGGGATACGTCCGCCGGGGTGACTGCTGCTGCGAATGCAGGCGCTCGGCGATGTCGCGGGCGCGCATGATGCCCTGGCGGTAGCGCGTGCCGTGATACTGCGCCAGCTGCGGGCTGGACCACGGCCGGGCCGGGATGCCGTAGAGCCGGAACAGCGTGCCGTCCACCATGGTCTCGTACCAGGTGGTGAACAGCTCCGGGGTGAAGCCCTCCTTGACCACCTCCAGCGATACCGGCTTGAGCACCAGGACCGCCGACCCGTTGCGCCCGGTATTCGGTTGCAGCAGGTCAACCACCTGTGCCGGCGGGTTAATCTCCCACTGGTTCAGCCCGGAGAAATCAATCACCCAGACCACCACCATGGTGGCGCTGAACGGGTTGAAGTCCACTGAGTTCACGCCCTGCGCCATCTGCCAGTAGACGTTCGCCCGCAGATACAAACCCCGGATGCAGAACTCCTCGACCGCGTTCCACAACATCATGTCGATGATCGGCAGCGTGATCGATGGCAATGTGGTCTGCACCTGGTCGTACAGCCGCTCCAGTGCGGCGGCTCCAAGAGCCGACGGTGCCAAGGGCACGCCCTCGATCGGGCTGTTACCGATCGAGAACGTGCCGATTGCGGAGCTGTAGCTCATCGGCGAGGCAGCTCGTCGATGATCTCGTGCAGCCGCCCGCTACCGTTGGACCGTGACGGCGGCGTCACTACGGTAGTAGATGCTTCACTCGCCAGTTCGCGTGCCTGGCCGGTGATCTTCTCAATCAGCGGGTTGGATATCCGATACGGCGCCTCCATCAGCGCCGCCAGCACCACGTTCCATTCCTGCGCTTGCAGGTTGATGCTCAGCATGTCGGTCGGGTTGTGCATAGTAATCTCCTCTGTTACCGCGCGCGTCGCGCCCGTAGGTAGCCTCCGGCACTGACCGTGCCAGCGTTGAAGTACGCTTGCGTTTCCAGATAAATTATCGCCGACGCCGCCAATGACACCCGCAGCGCGCCGGTCGGCATCGCCGAGCCGGTTATGCTGCCTCGGGTCCCATCAATCACCATCGATGCGAAACCGGCCGGTGTAGCCGGCAGCGTCGTCGAAGTCTGCGACACCCAGCTGTTCAGCCCGCCGGTGCCGTTCCCGGTAATGATGAACTGGACGTTGCCTTCGACATCCCAGTCACCGGCGGTCAGCGTCAGCGTGCCGATGTTCGTGACTGTGGCGGTGGTAAGCGTTATCGCGGTAAACGAGGCGCTCAGGAACTCACCGATCATGCCAGCTGCGGCGTTGTCATTGGTCGGGGTGCCCACCCGCAGCCGGTCGGTGTATTGCTTGGTCGTTGCCTGCAAGGGTGCTCCCGGATCGCTCGCGAGCGTCAGCGCACCGGTCATCGTGCTGCCGGTGATCAGCACCGCGTTGATGCTGCCTACCTTGGCGTCCACGTACTGCTTGGTGGCCGCACCAAGTGCCAGCGAAGGATCACGAAACAGTACTAAGTCCCCGGTCAGCGTGCCGCCGATGAGCAGGAGATACGGATAGGTCTTGTTATCCACATAGCGCTTGGTCGCCGCGTGCAGCGCGAGCGTCGGGTCAGCGTTGAGAGTGAGCGCGCCGGTCAGCGTGCCGCCGCTCAGCAACAGGAACACCCCCGTGCCGGCACCGCTGATCGCGTTGTCAACGTATTGCTTGGTCGCTGCCCCTAAGGCCACGGCGGGATCAGCATTAAGGACGAGCGCACCAGTCATGGTGCTACCCGCCAGCGCCACATAGGGATAGGTCTTACCGTCCACGTACTGTTTGGTGGCGGCGTCCAGATTACCCACCGGGTTGCCGCTCAGCGTGAGTATCCCGGTCATCGTGCCACCGGCCAGCGGCACCACGTATTGCCGAGGCGCCGCACCGAGTGCCGAAGTCGGGTTGCCCGGCAGGATCAGCTGCCAACCCATCGTGACGGCAAGGGCGTTGCGGTTGGCACTCAGCACCGTGGCGAGTGGGGCGCCGCCGTCGGTGTACGCAGCGAGTATGAACGACGAGCCGTTGTTGGAACCGCTCTCGGCGCCGGTATCGGCGCCGATCGTCCAGCGCAGATTGGCCGTCGCGACGGTGCCGGTATAATACTGCTCGGCACGCAGGTTGCCGGCCGGGCCTGCCAGGTTCAGCACCGCACCGGCGCCGGACCCGATCAGGCTCAGCTGCGGCGTCACCGTGTTGGTGATCGACAGCGCACCGGTCAGCGCGCCGCCACCCAGCGGAAGGTAGCCAGACCCGCCGCCGGCGCCGGTCGCCGAGATCACTCCCGAGCCATTGATCGTCACCGTGGTGCCGTCGATCTTCACGCCACCCAGCACAGTGGTCGAAGCAACCGGCAGGGTCCCGCTCGGCGGCAGCTGGGCCGCAGGAACATGCCCGGTCGCGTCCAGGCCCGCGACGCCGTTGGCGTTTCCGACCGAACTCAGTAATACCGAGGTGCTGTTGAGTGTCGCAGTGACCTGCGCGGCGGTCTGGAACCCTGACGGATTGCTGGCCGCGTAGCGCGAAGTGTCCACCGGGTGAGCATGATCACCACGTGCGAACGTCCCCAGGGTGCCAGCAGTCGCAGTTCCAGCCACGATCGGCAGCGTATTGGACGCAGTGCCGGCGATCGCCGTGGTGACCTGGGCGGCGGTCTGGAACCCGGTCGGGTTGGTCGCGTTATAGGGTGTGAAGGTCAGCGCCGTGGTGACATCACCCGAGGTCAGCACCACCGGACCGGTACGGGTGTTGAAACTGGATACGCCAGAAGTCCCGCTCGACGATATCACCCCGGTCCCGTCGATGTGGATCGTGGTGCCGTCGACTTTCACACCACCCACTACGGTAGTGGACGCCAGCGGCAGGGTGCTGATGAAAGCGTTGGTAGCCGTCACCCAGTCAGCGATATCCACGTGGTTCAGCACCACGTTGCCGGTGCGCCCGGCGACGCTCAGCACCGGCGCCCCGCCGGCGATCTTGCTGTCCACGTATTGTTTGGTCGCCGCGCCCGTAGGCTGTGACGGGTCGGACGCCAGTATCAGGGCACCCGTCATGGTGCCACCGTTCAGCGATACAAAGGGACCGCCCTGGATGTCGGGATTGCTGGCGTCAAGTTTGAGCGCCCACCAGGCGTTCCACTCGGTCGCCGAGGGCACATAACCGGGCGGCCAGTTGGGCTCGGTGCCCACCTCGACGGATTGCTGGCTGCTGCGCAGCATCGGCGTGGGACGCTTGATTGATAGCTGCGCGCTCATGCTGGCATCCCCTGATTAACTTTGCACCGACAACAGCTGGGTCACCGCCTTATTCAGCATCGCCACCGCGCGGCTGTCGTCGCTGAACGTGTCCTCGCGGAGTTCCGATATGCCGACCAGATAGTAGACAAACGCGGTATAGACGCTCATATCCAGCGGGAACGCCGTGGTCATGTTGTTCCCGGCGGTGTAGCTGGGCACCGGCACGCGCAGCCCTAACGGCAGGAAGATGTCCGGGCGCTTGGTGCGCACCTCGACCATGAACCGGTTGATCCCCTCGAACAGCTCATCGTCCGAGTAGCGCAGCTGGTTGTCGGACGTGGGCTGCTTGTCCTGCAACACGGTGCGCGCCTCGCCAATCAGGTCACCGAAGGTAGGCATGTCACCGGCCCTTGGCCTTCGGGAGCTTGCCCCGGTTGATGGTGTTCAGCACACCGGTGCCCAGCTTCTTCGCAGCGGATTTCCTGATCACATACTCGCCCTTCTGGGCGGCGATCAGGCCGTCCTCTTTACCGATTGGCTTGCCGGCCACACGGGTGATTTTGCCACCCTTTTTGTACAAACCCCCCAGATCGGTGCCCTCGGTGGGTGACTGTGACCCCGACGAGCTGGAACCGCCCAGGCCACCGCCGTACTGGCTGGCCAGCTTGCTCGCCATCATGCCCGTTTTCACCGCGCTCATGGTGCGATCCATCACCGAACCGCCCCCGCCGCCGGGCTTGACCGGCCCGGGGTCCTGCTCGCTGCCGGTGCCATACACCGGGCCGCCCGCGTCGTAGCGTTTGATCCGGCGCGCGGGCTTCTTCACTTGCGCTTCTTACCCCCCACCTTGCCGCCCTTGCGGAAGCCACCCATACCGCCGGTGGGCAAACCCCCGCCACCCGGCCCAGGCGGACCCGGAGGTGCCGCTGCTGGACCGGGTGGGCCGGGTGGTGGCGCAGCAGGTCGGCGTGGCGGCGCAGCGGCTTTCTTCTTCGCGCCACTCATGAACGCAGGCGGTGGTCTGGCCATCAGCGCTTACCCTTTCGTTGCATGATTTTCTGCCCGGCGCGGTCCTCGGCCTTGTCGCGCGCGGTACGTTCGTATGCTTTGGCCGAGATGCCAAGCTTCCTGGCACCCTTGGCGTCCTGACGGAGGTCCTTGGGGGAGCCCTCGAACTTGCGGGCCATGGTGTCCTCCTGAAAACACGCCGGGCGTTACCGGCGCGCTTCACTACGGTAGTGAACTAGCCGGCAATCGCATAGAGTTCGGTGATCGCGATGCCGTCCAGGATCATGAAACCATACACCTGGAGCCCGCGCAGCAAGGTGCTGAACGAACGCTCCGAGCGCATGGTCTCCATCTTGGTGATCTGGCTGGCGAAGGTGGCCCCGTGCGGGTGCCCCGCGAAGATGCGGAACGCGGTCGAGGACCCCTCGGTCGCGGTCGGCAGCAGGTTCGACGAATACATCGTGAACCGGTCGATCATACCGAGCCGCCCGTTGCGCATCAGCGACACGCCATCACCCGAGATGGACGCGTTGCGCAGATCGGACTTCTTGATCCGCGCCGCCACCCACGGTGGGATCACCAGCCAGCGTCCGGTCTCCGGGATGTTCTGCTCGTCGAGCACGGTACCCAGATCAACGATGCTGTCGAGGATGTTCAGCGGCGTGAGCGCCACCGGTGAGCCGGTAGCGCCGAGCACGATGTTGCCGGAGATTTTCCCGGCGGTGTTCCCCTTATTGACGGCCACGACGCCAGGGTCGATCAGGCTGAGGCAACTGGTATCGATCGTGATCTTCATCTGCTCGGCGGCATCGTCAGCCCACATGCTGAGCATGTTGATGTCGGCTTGCAGCTCCATCACGTCGTCGAGGGCTTCGTTGAAGTACTTAGCGAAGCTGATCGGGAAGTCCACCACGTTGCTGGACGGGCGCTCGATCAGCAGGTCCTGGTCGGTGGTGTAGTCATGGATCGTGATGGTCGGCTTGGTCCGGATGATGACCGTGTCGCCCTGGTTCTTGATCTCGCCCTGGTAGTCGGTGTTGGCGATCGCCGAGAGGACCGTCGCGGCGTAGAACTTCTCGATCAGCTTTCCGGACCAGATTTGAGGGATGAACGTGCCGGAATACGGCGGGGCCGGGGTTGATCCGGCCCATGGTGTACCGGGAGTGATAGCCATGTCATTGCTCCGTTAGGATGCGTCATTGACGAACGCGTCCCTCCGTTCCGGCAGCGACAATGTCCCGTTCGATCCGGTCGGCTTCCGCTTCCCGGTTGATCCAGAGACCACGCTGCTTTTCGCGGTAGAACGCTGCGATCTGCGCCGTCGTCCAGATGCGTCGCTCGGGAGCGCCCGGTGTCAGGGGGGCGGTCTGGCCGCGCCCTGGTACCGCCAGGTCCGCGAGGGGTAGCCGCTCCGCGCCACCTGGTATGGTTGGCGTCTGGGGTGGCTGTATCCCCGGCTGAGGCTGGCTCACCGTGGTGTGCTCGTTGATGTACGCTCGGAAGAAAGCAATCGTGCGGGCGGCATCGCCCGACACGTGGGCGTTAGTGATCAGCTCCTTGCGGGAGATGCCACTGAACGGGTCCGGCTGGCCGAGCCAGCCGATGAAATTCGGATCGACGTTGATCTCGCGCCAGCCCTCGATGGAACGGTCCAGTGCGGTCTCGACGTTCTGCGTCGCGCTGCGGGTCTCGATCCGCTGGGTGCCACCCTCGACCGACACCAGGCGGCGCTCGATGTCGTTGAGCATGGGGCGCACCCGCGCCTCGGCCCAGCGCTGGGCGGCGGTGATCAGGTCCTGGCCGTAGGCTTCGACATCCTCCGGCGGGATCGTCTCATGGTTCGGCGGTGGCCGGACCGTCGGCTCGGGCTCGCGTTTGGGGGCCTGCTGCATGGTGGCGATCAGGTCACGCAGCGACGCGATCTGGCCCCGCAGTTCGGGCACCTCGGTGTTGTACTTGCCCTGGAGCGTGGCGTAGCGCTGCTGCCACTCGTCCACCGGCGGCGCCGGCGGCTCAACCGGCAGCTGGATCGGCTCCTGGAGCGGCGGTACCGGGGTCTGCGGCTCGGCAGGTGGTTCACCACCCCCAGAGTTATCCCCCGGCTGTGCGCCCTCCTCAGGGCCGCCAGCGTCGACGTTGGCAATGTTGGCCTCGCGGGCCAGCCGGTCAGCCTCGGCGGCGGCCCGGCGCACCGCCTCGGGGATGTGCGGCGCGAACGCGACGTTGGACTGATCGTCAGCCATTGACGCGCGCCTCGCCCGCAGCGGTGGCCTTGCGCACCGACGGCTTCACCAGGTTAGGCTTGGTGCCGTCATGCGCGGCACGCAGCGCCTGCCACAGATCGATCATGCCGCGCGCATACGCGGTCTGATCGACCCGGAACTCCGGCGGACTGTCGATCGCGGACAGATGGAACTTCTCCACCACGACCTCCAGCGCCTCCAGCAGCCGCTCGAAGTCGCGGTTGCCGCGCAGCTCCTGCGCCGCCTCGACGCCTGCGGTGCCGATGTTGACGCTCATGAGAGGTCCGACGAAGTCATCGAGTAATCGCCAGAGCCCCCGGGCGTGGACATCTTGCCCGGCCCCAGACCACCCTGGCGGATATTGCGCTTCATCACGCCCCCGCCGCCGCGCAGCTGGCCCAGCCCGGACGGCGCCCTGGACGGGCCACCCATCGCGCCGCCACCGCCCATCAGGCTGTGACCCTTGCCGTACTGGCCCATCAGCCGGCTCATCGGGTCGCCCTTGGTGATGGTCGAACGCAGCCCCGAGTGCGGGCTCTCCAGGTTCTGGATGGTGTGGTTCTTGCCGCCGGCGGGACCCGCCACGCCGCCCGGCGCCTGCGGCGCTGGCATGCCGCCACCGGCGCCGAACAGAGTGCCGCCCACGCCGGGCATCGGTGTGATCGCCATGGAATATTCCCTACGGTAGTGAACTAATCACACTTCACGCCGTTGATGCCGTAGGTGCTCGCCGGCATCTTCTGCGGGTTCCAGTCAGTGTCGTGCTTGACCCCTTTGCCCTTGGGATAGTCGCGCTTGGAACCGGTGGGGCCGGTGCCGCCGCTGGACCCCGAGCCGCCGGCCGAGATCATCTCCAGCTTCTCGGTGCCCATGTGCTTGGTGTCGCCCTTCTTGCCGTAGTCCTGATCGTCGCTAGCCATTGGTTGATATCCCCTGCTGGAAGTTGTTCACGGGTGGTGTGTTGGAGGCGACACCGCCGGCACCGGGCGAAGGTCCCGGACTGCCCTGCGCCTGCGGGCCGGGTGGTGAACCGGCGCCACCCGGCGGCTTGGCCCCACCGCCGGGTGACTGCCCGGGCGGGCCGGAACCGGGATGTCCGGGTGCCGCGCCGTGGGCCTGGGCGTGGGCGAGTACCGCCTGCGATGCCTGCTGGGCTTCTTTCTGTGCCTGGATTTGAGATTGCAGCGTCTGATCGTCGGGCACCACGTCGTCGGGCAGGTCCAGGCCCTGCGCCACGGCGCGTAATACCCGGGCGCGACCCATCTCGCCGATAATGGGTGCGTCGATCGGGTTGGCGGTGATCTGAAGGAACTGTAATTGCTTGGTGCGGGCGTTCTCTTTCTGGATCGCCACCGAGGAGCCCTTGACGGTGACCTGTTCCTCGCCGGTAAGTATCCCCGAGGTGTCGGTCAGCATGATCATTTCGTAAAGATGACTAAGTAACGGGTCCAGCACGTCGCCGTCCACGTTCGCGGCCACGGTCTGGAGCACCTTCGAGGCGTTGGACATCAGCATGCTCAGGCCCGATGCGGTGCGTCCCGCGCCGCCAGACAAACTTTCGCCCGTCAAATACCTGGGAATAGCACTGATCTCATCTGCCATGACGTTCATGGCCTGATAGACCTGGAGTAATTCCTGCGCGTTGCTCTGGGGCTGGAAGAACGTGATCGGCTCGCGTTGATTACCTAAGGGATCGCCCTGCACGTGCCAACGTTTCCACGGGTATAATTCATCGCCGTTCTCGGTCGACGAGACCATCTCGTCGTTGACAACTACCTGAGGTCCCGAGCTGATCGATAAGTTGTTCACCATGCTGCGCAAAGTTGCATTTGCAACTTCCTGGATGTCCTCTAACAAATCGGGCAGGGCATGCCCTGCCACAGTCCCAGGTATTTTTTCGAACGAAGTGAGGAAGTATGGGTGGCGCTGGCGCGGGCTCGGGTTGATCTGGGTCTTCAGGGTCCAGCGCCCCACCACCCAGGACTGCACCTGGTAATCCCGGTCCGGATCGGGAACAAGTTTCTTATTGACGCCCTGGTCGAGCAATAAACTCCCCTGGAGGCGCCCGTGATACTCGATCCCTTCGATGTACTGGGAGCGGTTGAGCGACGGGTCCTCGCGACCCTCGTTGATCGCCTGCTCGGGATCGGGCGCGTCCAGCCACTCGCGCAGGCCCCGGCCGTAATCCTCCAGCGCATTGCGCACCGCCTGTTCGTCATAACCGGGTAACCCGATCAGGTCGTTGAGATCGGAACGCGTGTAGCGCTTGCGCTCGATGACATCCGCGTCCTCGATGCGCGACGCACCGGGTGACCAGTAAATCTGGAACGGGTTCACCCGCTCCCAGAACATCTGCGGCTTGTTGAGCAGGCTGGGCTTGCCCTGCACCCAGCTCAGCTTGGGCACCATGCGCACCACCGGCCCCTTGAGCACCGCGTAGGGGAACAGCGGCAGATCGAGCAGGAACTCCCCCAGCGCGTCGTAGAACAAACCCGCCTGGAGGATGTCATCGATCTTGTCAGCCGCCGCCTCGGCCTGCATCATGGCATTGCGTCTGGCCGCCTGCTGCGCTCCGTGCAGCAGGCTGATGTAGCGCATGTGTGCCTGATCCGAGGTGACCGGCTGGCCGGCGGCCTGCATGGTCTGCATCTCGGTGGACACGAGTGTGACGATGTTCGCCTGGATTTCGGGTGGAATGGGCGGGTCCGGCTGAGGCTCGATGTCCCACGGCCGGTCCGGGCCGAGGTACACGTCGCGCATCAGGCTGGTAGCACCCCGGCACTTGATCGCGACCAGGCGCGAGTATACCTCGGAGCCGCCGAACGCGTTGATCTGGGCGAGTTTCTCCGGGTCGTATTTGCCATCGAACATGCGCTGCGAACGCAGCAGGCGCTGGTTCAGCGGGTTGTTGCCCAGGTTGCGGTGGTTCCTGAAGATGTACCACTGCTGGCGGATGAACGCGCCGATATCTTCCTGCTCGGGTTCGGGCCGGGCGGCCGCCGAACGGCGGGCCAGATTGGCCCGGTCCTGATCGTCCAGCTGGGCCGGCGACACCACGCGCAGGAAGCCCCCCGAGGCACGTGATTGTGCGGGTGGGGTGGAGACCGATAGTCCTGCTTGCGCCAGTGGCAACGGCCGGTTGCCCCCCTGTGGTTCACTACCGTAGGGAACACATCTAGCGTATAACCCCCTGAACACGCAACCTTATGGCGCATACCATGGCCCAGAGCGATCTCACCACGAGTGACGAGGGCTTCGAAGAGCCCGAGACTGAGGAAGTGATCAACGCCCTGGTAGACGCCACACCCGTGTTCGCACAGGTGCCCGAGCTTACCTCGCTGGCACTGTGGAACTTCATGGTCGACGTGGCACAGAACATACACGACTATGAAACCATCGCGACCCGCTACGGGTTCGAGAACGGCTGGGTAATGACGGACTTCCTCAAGACCCATCCGGAGATACGCCGGCGGATCAAAGAACTCCGGGCGAATTTTCAGTCCAACGAGAACCTCCAGGTGCGGTTGCGTACACTGGCGGGGCACGCGCTGGAGAACGCGATCCCGGTCACCGCGCGTATCATGCTGGACGAGGGCGCCAAACCGCAGCAACTGGAAGCGCTCAAGCACCATGCGCGCATCGCGGGCGTGGACGGCTTGCCAGCGGTAGGTCGCGATGGTGTACCCATGGGTGGAGCCGCCAACAAGTTCTCAGTCCAGATCGTTTTTGCATCCACCGGCACAGTGGAGAACTTCTCCACCGTGCCAACCATTGAAGGGGAGGAGCAATGAAGGAGGAACGGGAAAATAATGTATATGCGTTAGGTCGCGTGGCTGATCTCAACGGCGCACCCATCGAGAACGTGGTAACCGAACTGCGGGTGTTACTGGGGCGTGCAGAACGCGGCGAAGTCGTGGGCTTCGCCTATGCCTACGTGGACGGTGGCGGGTTCACCAACACCGGCTGGGAGATTGGCACCTCGGAGGCGGCCAAGTTATGTGCTGCGGTGGGTTTGCTCAGCTACAAGGTGTTCGCCAGCTGGGATCAGGCACCCGGCGGTGCGATCTTTGATCCACCGAACGACCGCGCCTGATGAGCTTGATTTATCAGCCACCGCCCACGGTGGAACGCTTCATGCTCTCGGACGCGCGGTTCAGGTTTATTACCGGTCCGGTGGGCTCGGGCAAGTCCATGGGCATGATCATGGAACTCCTGCGCCGCGCCCGCCAGCAGCGTCCTGACAGCAATGGTGTGCGTAATACCCGGTTTGCTCTGGTACGCAACACGCTGGCACAGCTGCGCACCACGGTATTGCCGGACGTGCAGCAGTACCTCAATCCCATGGTGCGCTATTTCGTGACCGATGCCACGATCCAGGTCAGGGCGCCCCTGGAGGATAATACTACAATTAACTCGGACTGGATCATGATACCCTTAGAGACCAGAGAAGACATACGAAGATTGCTGTCTATGCAGTTGACGGGAGCTTGGTTAAACGAGCTGCGCGAGATCGAATACGAGGTGGTCTCCGGCCTGATGGAGCGCATCGGGCGGTACCCATCCAAGATCAACGGCGGACCCACCTGGCACGGGCTGATCGCGGACAGCAACCCGGGCACCACGGACAGCCCCTACTACGAGCATTTTATACTGAACCCGGTGCCCGGCTGGGAAATCTTCCAGCAACCCAGCGGGCTCTCACCCTACGCCGAAAACCTGGAAAACCTGCCCGCGAACTACTACGAAAACGCGATGTCGGGCGCGTCCGAGGACCGGATCGCCACCCAGATCAGGTCTGAGTGGGGAACCTCGAACGCGGGCCAGGCGGTATTCAGGTCTTCGTTCCGCCCTGATGTGCATGTGCGCGACATGGTCACGGTGATCAACCCGCATAGACCAGTCATGATCGGCATGGATTTCGGCCGCACGCCCTGCGCGCTCATCGGTCAGGTGGACTTCCTGGGGCGCCTGCTGGTGTTCGAGGAGGTCACTTCCGAGGACATGGGTTTGCGTCAGTTCGTGAACGAGCAGCTCAAGCCCCGGCTGTTCGTCGAGCCCTATCTGGGCAAGCGCTCGTTCGTGGTCGGCGACCCGGCGGGCGCCTATAAATCCCAGCTCGCCGAGGAGAACGCGTTCGACGTACTCAAGAGTGCCGGGTTCGCCGCGTACCCGGCGGTGACCAACGATATCCCGCCCAGGCTGCTCGCGTTCGAGAAGCTGCTGTCAGCGTTTCCGGGCGGCGAACCCGCCATCCAAATCTCGCGACAAGGATGTCCTACTTTGGTGCGAGCGTTGGCGAGCCAGTACCGCTACCGCAAGAAGCGCGACGGCCAGCTGGAGGATAAGCCCGAGAAATTACACCCCTGGTCGGACGTGGCCGACGCGGGGCAGTATATGGCGCTGGCGGTGAACGCTGACGTGACCTCACGGGTGCTGGCCCGCATGCGGCCCAAGCCCGTGGTGAAGAAATTCACGAGCGCCGCCTGGACTTAAACTACCTCGCCGCATCACGCGGCTCGAACCCATCAAAGGATCGAGCGCCGACAGGCGCGAGGCAGTATGGGTCCTAGCTATCTGATTTCAGGACCAGCACGATCAGTACGATCGCGCTGACGATCCACAGCATGGCGGCGAGGCCGGCCCAGAACCAGAACGTGCTCATTTAAGCTCGTCGATCTGGCGCCTGATCTCATCCTCGCCGAGCACCAGCCACGCCCGGTCATGAAACGCGTGCATGGCGAACGCCACCTTGGCGAGCGTGATATCCGGGGCGTTGGCTTTGCACTCCGGCCACAGGATATCCAGGTCGATCCTGCGCCGGAGCCGGTGCTGCCAGCTGAACAGCCAGTCTAGCACGTGGGCCGGGTACGCCGGACGCTGACGCCCTTGGCGATGCGCCGGGCCTGTTCGCTACGTTCGATCAGATATTCCTCGATCGTGTCACCCAGCAGCCTGACGAACCGGGCGCGCTCGATCTCGGTGCAGCGGTTCCACGCCACGACGAGCACCGGGAACCGGTCGATGGACCTGAACTCGGACTGGTGCCCGCCCTCGACCTGGTAGAGCGCGCGGTGCAGCGCCAGCTCGGCGATCGTGTTGGCGCCCGCCGCGTCGAGCTGGGCCTGGGTCACCCGGGGGATACGCGGGACCAGTTTTGAGACGTTCTCGGACATGGGTTCCTCACCTCTCACCCTTCGGCGCCGCCTGCGGCGGTCGCCAGACTTACTACCGTAGTTGGTCGAGCGTCGTCAGGCGCGAGGTAGTGTGAGTGAAACAGGGCGCCAGTCTGGCACTGGCGCCCTGCCTCGTCTCCCAGACCGGCCTCTCAATCGGCCCAGGAAGGCGCTACAGCGGTCTTAGCGCCGCCGCAGCCTCAGGAACCCCAGGAAGCCCAGACCGGCTCCCAGGAGCGCTAGGGACCCCGGCTCCGGCACTGGGGGTGGCGGCGGCGGGGGTGGCGGGGGTGGGTTCATCGTGCACGGCGGCCCCGCACAGTCCACGAAGCCGGTGTTGGTCCAGCTGGTGTCGAAGATGGTGACCTTGTTCGGGTTCTTCGGGTCCACCGCCTCGCCGAACGGGAACACGATCGAGCCGTCGGCGAACGAACCGACGACGTTGATCTCGTCACCGCCTACCATGTCCTGCGGTATCTGGAACCCGTAGACCTTCAGCTGGGTCACCCCGGCGTGGCCGTCCGCTGCCTCACCCGCCTGGAGGTTGGTCAGGTTCAGGCTGGCGTCACACCCCATGCAGCCGAGCAGGCTGTAGATGTCCTGACCGGCACCGTTGCCCACCGTGATCGTGGCCGGAAGATTGACCCCGTTGATCGGCGACGGTTGCGTGATGGACCCCAGGATCGCCTGGGTGACATCGGCCGGGTTGGTGTAGCTGGCTGAGGTGATGGTCGGCGCCGGCTGACCCACCAGGGTGCCGATATACACCGTCAGCGGCTGGTCGACGTTCTGACCCGACACGTCCTGGATCGAGAACGTGGTGTTGTTGTTGAGCAGCACCGGACCCTGACCGGTGGCACCCGTGGCTGTGACGTGCAGCACGGCCGGGTCGAAGTAGGTGATGTCGTTGACCGGGTCATAGGTGCAGTCGGCGGCACCACCGCATTGTGAGCCGATGACGGTGCCGGCCATGGCGGGCATGATCTCGGGGGCGGCGAACGTCGCCACTCCCATAACCCCCGCGAGCAGGAGCTTCTTCACGCCCGGCGCCTCCGTACCAGGCCAAGCCCCAGCAGGCCGAGCCCGAGCAGACCGAGGCTGGCAGGCTCAGGTACCGCCGCACTGGAACTCACCGTGCCCGAGAACCCGGCGGTGAACGCCGCGATGGTGGTGCCGTCGATGTGGATACCGGGCGGGGTGGCGAGGCCCGAGAAGGTCAGCTGGAGGTCGTTGGGCGCGGCCAGCAGGTTCGCCGCGATCACGTCGGAGGTCAGGCTCAGCGTGTCCGGAGGATTATTCACGTTCACGTCGAGCCCGGGTCCGCCGTTGGTGCCCACAGCGGCGTCGCTGAAGCTGCCGGACAGGTAGTTCACGTTGCCCGCACCGACGCAGCCGGCGTTGCTGCAAATGCTGAACGAGCCAGCGTAGTGCTGCACCACGAGACCCGCCACGAGCTGGGCGCTGTCGATCGAGCCGGCGTTGAGATTGAACACGGCATTCGGCACCGCCGGGTTGCCGAGCAGCGCCGATACATCGGCCGAACCGTTGACCACCGAGATGGTGGTGGCCGTGGTGCCGCTCTCGGTCGCGCTGACCGTATCAGCGACGCCGTTCTGGGAAAACGCCGCGATTATTGTTGCGTCGGCCCTGCCGGCCGACGCGAGCCCAGCGACAGCGATCACTGTGCTGGCGAGAAGAAGGGTTTTCATGAGTGGGTTCCTTGCAGGGGAAAAATGGGTAACCGTGCAAGGCTAGAAGGTTGTTCCGGCTACGTCTGTAAAGTTTCCCGACAACGCAAAATAAATTTCAGTGGGTGATATCAGATACTTGCCACAACGGGTCCGCAACGAGCACCTGTTCCGGGTGATCCGGAGCCAGCAAGGCTGCAACCGCTGCGCGCAATTCATCGACCTGACGCTCCAGGTCGGCGACCTGACGCCGCAGCGTGATGATCAGCGCGGTCTCGGCGGGTGAGTAAGTGGTCACGCGGGCAGGCCCGCCACCGTGCCCGACCCTGTCACGGTGAGCCTGCCCGACCAGGTGTTGTCCGGTGCGAAGGTGATCACTCCACCCATGGTGTGTATCTCGTTGGAACCCTGGCGGTTGGCGTTGATGACGCAGCTCTCCAAGGTATTCTCGTTGCTTTCACCGCTGTCGCGGTACTCGGACATATAACCAAGCATGGTGCCGTTGGAGGCATCGGACGGCTTGTTCAAAGTAGCATTCTTAATGGTGAACTTACCACCATTGGGCATATCCAGACTTCGACCTACGGTACTCTCATAGAAACCACCGTCAATGATCAGGCGATAGCCGCGAAATTTAAGGGCATGACCATCTATGGGTCCGGTGCTTTCCACATCGATCAGGGTCAGTTCGTTGATCTGATTGACATACAGATTATGCGTGTTGCCGCGCCCGCCGTGCCCAGGAGAGTTCAGCCCGTTGCCGATCAGCTTGGTGTTCCTCACCTCCATGACCGCGTTGTAGTAGCCCGAGGCGATGCCGTTCTGGTTGTGATGAAAATGGCAGTTCTCGACGGTGCACCAGCCGGCGCTCTCGTTGCGCAGCGCCGCCGTCAGCTCACCGTCCGGCGCGTCCAGGCCACAGCCGGATATCTCGAAGCCCGAGATGATGCACGCGGCCGATGCCGGCACGATCGCCGCCTTGCCGCCGCCGGCCAGCTGGCCGGACGGCACGCCGTTGAAGTCCCAGACCACGTTGTCGGCACGCACCGCTACGATCTTGGTGATAGTGAACGCTTCCCGTGCCGCGTTAGCGGCCACAGTAATCGTGTCACCGTCGTTGGCGGCGTCCATCGCCTTGGCGATCCCGCCGAAGTCCTTGGCCCTGAGTACCCGACCGCTACTCCCTGGTTGCACCGTCGGAGGCGGTGGCGGGGGTGGTTGTACCCAGTTGTCCTCGGGAGGCAGGGTTTCCGGGGGGTCAACGGGGGGTGTCCCCCCGTTCGAAATCTGGGTCAACGTGAGCACGTAGTCCCCGTTTTCCACTTCGCCCTGGATGTTAACGTTCGCAACGAACTCCACCATGGCGAGTCCCCCTATTCAGGCAACGTAGCGTTTTTAGGTGGGCAAATGAAATAGTATTCCACCGGGCCGAACGTGAGAATGTTGGCTGCGCAGGATCGCAGATA